TCATCTCTGGCTGCTTCTCCGATAGTATCTGTCGAGGGTCTTGACCTGATCGAAGCTCTGTCGGCGGTAGATCTGTTTTAGACCGGCTGTCTCATCCAGGACAACGCTTCCCCCCATGGTATCCTCAAGAACCTCCACATACTCGATGAGGCTGTTCTCATCAAGCTTGAATACTTGTCCAGGGCTGCCTTCGCCGTACAGACACTCCTGGATGCTCATTGTCTCTGTTCGGTCCGTCCTTCGCGTGAAGTGCTCATGCAGGGCATAGGCAAACACGGGAGCCGGCAAAGAGGGCTTCGGCCCGATGGCGAAGCGGTACAGTTCCCCGTCGGGTGACGGCTGGATAAGGTTGAGCTGAAGCAGAGGGCAGGCGAAGGACTCCTCGGCTACAGTCAGTTTCTTGGATCCGCCTCCCACCACGTAGGTGCGGATGAGGCAGTCGATATCACGTGCAATCACCGAGTCGCTGACCTTGAGACCTTCCTTCGCCGCGAAATCGTGAACGTAATTGGTGATCTCCCTACGCGTGAAATCCGGTCGATTGTATTTGCCAAAAAGGAGCTGCCAGGCCGTTCCGATCAACGGGTTCGTAGCGATCAACCAATGGATCAGCCACAGAGACGCATCGTCCTCCAGGAACGGATCCCAAGCTCTATCGAGGAGCAACTTCCGCGCAATGGCTGTCGGCTGCAGGTTCCGAAACGCGTTTCTTCCGGCATCCTGGTCGGGCTCGACCAGCTGAGCTACCTGGCACCAGTGCCGAATGCTATCCACCATGTTCTTGCCGACACCGAGCGTTACGAGCGCGTCATTGAGAAAGAAGAGATCTTTCTGCTCCTCGACACCCCTAACCCCTTTCTCGAGCCATCCGTATCGAAAGGGGAACGTCTGGTGCCCGGAAAACTTGTATTTCGCACTCCTGGTCATAGCCAATTCCTTAGGTCTCCCACTCGCCTTCTTCTGATGGAGATTCGTCCTTCCACCATCGCGGACCCTCTCGTCGACCTCAGATACCTTGAATTTCCACAGCCGCCATCAGGTCACCTCAGTCGCCATGTCAAATTAGAGCGTCGTGATGATTATCCCAAACCCGCTAAAATAAGACAAGACTCAGTCGCCCTCAACGACCCCTTTCTCTTGTTGTCACATCATCGGGATTCTGCTGTGCTTATCCTATTAGACTAAACTGTTTTGACAGATACGGTCAAGACCTCAGAATACATGAAATCGAGTCACGCTCTTAGAGATTTCTTCATTCTTCTTATGAATTCCGACTCCACCACATAGGGGATCACGAGCCGATGTTTGGCGCGGGTCATGGCAACATACAGCAGGGTCCGGGTCTCGACAACCTTCTCGACAACCCGGCCAAAATAATCCGTATCCTGGTACGTGTTGATCTCGATCTCACCGACCTGGTACGTGATGAACCCGCCCAGGCCCTTCTTCTCGGCCCGTCGTTTCGTCTCCTCGAGCTTCTCGACGATCCTGGGGATCCGATGCGCCGGGAGGTTGTACTCGACTTGCCTCGTTTCCATCATGCTGCCCTTTCTATGCTTGGGGTTGCCTGGTCACCTGGTAGCCGGGCGACCCTGAGGTCGCCCGACTCGTCAGGGAATCAGGGAACCGGGCGGTACGTGATGCCGTCGATCTTCAGGGCCTTGACCCTGTTGAGATCCACGTTCCGGTACGCCTTCTTGTTCATATCGAAGACCGTGAGCAGGTAGGGCAGGTGAGCGGTCGTGGATTCGCCGCCCTTCAGGTGCTTCGTAACCCCGAGCTTGCCGACCAGGACCCTCTCCTCACCGTTCTTTTTGACGATATGGAAGGAAACCATCGCACCGTTCTGAAGCTGGACCATCTCGGTCAGCCATCCCAGGAACCTGGGGATCTCGACGACCTTGCCATCATACTCGACTGTTCCGTTGACTGTCTTCATCTCGTTTCCCTTTCTGCTGTTGCTGTTTGCCCTAAGATACCAGCAAGTATCGTGCCAGACTCGAGAAAATCGGAGAGCTTTTTTGAAAGCTCAATGATTATCGATACTTACAGCGAAAAAAGTCAATCCTTGACCGGCCAGGAGTCATTTAGAAATACTGCCAAGTGACGAAAACTGTTTCAAAAAGTGCCGCAGAGTGGCAATCTTTTACCCTATCGGTCTTCGCCAGGATCCTGGCCCAGGATGAGAGCTTTTCTAAAAGCTCAATGATTTTAGATACTTAAGCAAAAAAAGCATTTTTCCGGCCCCTTGGCACGAGGCTTGCAGATAATTTGGGCAACCGCAAACACAAGGAGCAAACCAAATGAGCCATATCGAAGTTATCTACCCGGTGCAAAGGCAGGACGTTGACGAGCAGGCGATGGTCATCATCGGAGCGTCGACCAGGGACGATGAATACTGGCTCGAGAGGATCGAGAACGAATCGGGCGTTGATATCACCGAGCGGTACACCGATGAGCAAGTCGATAAGTTCCTCGAGGAGGCCTTCGAGATCGTCAGCCAGGAAGTACACGAGTACAACGTCGGCCTGGCGGAATCCAGGTTCGACCGATAAGCCCTGAACTCAAACCTGGTCCGGTCCTGGGAGCTTAAAAAGAGGTGGAAGCAATGCGAGGCGGATCGAAGCGAGGAAGCAAACCGATAGGTTCAACCGCTACCTCGGCCTCACCGGGCGACCGGCACAACCCCCGAGGTTGTGGGCTCCCAGGACCGGACCAGGAAACCAGGAAGGAACGGATGCTGGTGCTCCACAACGATAGAGCGAGCTTAAACCCGCCCTCACCGCTTCCCGTTTATGGTGACAAGGGAGAGAGAGGTTCCGTTAGCAACCCGGATACTGAGAGGGTGGACAAGCCAAAGAACTGTCTGCGGGGTCGCTGCCTGCGGGGCCAGCTTCCCGACCTTCCGATTCAACCCCTGAGACCAGAAAAGGATCGGCCATGATGGCAACTAAATTCAAAGAATCCGAGGAGGTCGTGATGGAATTCCCCAATTGTCAGCATCATCACCTATACGTAGAACGTCCCCAGACCGAGACCTTCATCCGGGTCTGGCAGTGCCTGATCTGCGACGAAACCGTTTCCTGGGACCCCGACACAACCCCCCTGCCCTACTTCACCAAGGATACCGGCATCACGCCGAACCCCCTGCATCCCGTCAAGTGGCACGGCTTCTGGTCCCTCATCGAGACCAGGGACGACGGCACCTACAAGGCCAGCATCAACACGACCCCCGCTACCTTCCACGGCTACGGGAAGGACCGGGAGGATGCCCTGGACCAGGCCTGCCGCCGGGCGACGAAGTGCTTCAGTGCCTGCCTCGAGGCCGGAGGGGATCCCCTGATCGCAAACGATTACAATGCGGGAGGCAAGTAAAATGGCGAAGCTGATCGAGACGGTCGAGCGCACCAGGCACGGGCTCTGCCAGAAAATCGATTATGAGGACGGTGAAGGGGTCAAAATCGTGTTGTTCCTGAAACCCAAGGGGGAGGGCAGGGGCCTCGAGATGGTCTTCTCAGGACTGGACCTGTGGCCTGCCCTGGATATCCTGTATGGGCTCGATGATCGGTGCGAACGAATCGTCCAGGCGGAGTGAGATCATGACCAGGATCCTGAGATCACGTGACAACCAGCGGAGCAAAGTTTACAAGGTCGACGGCTGGCTCCTGGACCGGCAGGAATTCTATATCGGGCCGACCCTCCAGGCGAGCGAGGCCTTTGTCAGGAAGGTCACGGGCAACAAGTGGGTCGTGAGGAAGTGGGGCAGGATCGATCCCGAGGTCAAGGCCGGTCGAGGAACCCGTTGGGCCCGAGGCGGCACCAGGAGCCTCATCCTGCCGGTCTGGGCCCGGCACCGGGGCATCATCCTGCACGAGCTAGCTCACGGGTACAAGGACAAGAACTACCCGTTCGCTGCGGCCCATGGCCGGGAGTTCTGCCGGATCTACCTGGACCTGGTCCGGCGGTTCCTGGGCCGGGAAGTACACGACCAGATGAAGGCCAAGTTCCGGGAGCACCGGGTCAGGTGGAAGGTAAAGAGAGCCGGGAGGCCTCCGAGCCCTCAGGCCCTCCGGGCCCTCGAGCGGCACCGGCAGCACCGGCGGCAACTGGCCCTTGCAGAAGAGGTCAGGCAGCGGTACAATGGGGGAAACCCGTAATGGCGGCTCACGTGTTCGTCAAGGACAACCTGATCACGGTCGAGATCCACGACCTTTACAGCAAGTCGGTCGCCTGGTTCGAGATCGACCGGCCCGAAGACCATGACCGCATGAAAGCTTTTTTCAAGTCGAACTCCATCCACCATGTAGTAGATCGCACCGACCGAGGCCTCGAGGGCCAGGCCTTGAGCATCGTGCTCAGTGCCTTCAGTCGGCCCTCTGAAAATCTGCAAATTTCTGACCGGATTGTCCGGCGGAACATCCTGGGAGAACCAACCGTAGTCTGACAGGAGAACGGCATCATGTTCTGTGACAAGTGCGACAACAGCATGAAGAGGATCTCTACGGAGTCAAACAGGACCAAAGAAGTCTGGAGATGCAGGAAGTGCGGATACCAGGAGGACCTCACGCTGTATCCTCCGGCTCCCAAAAAGGCCAAGAAGAAACGGAACACGCAACCCCAGAGCCCACAGGCGGCGGAGTACAGCCACTGCTCTGCCTCCGAGTGGGAAGAAGAGCCCTGAACCGGGAGGCACAACCCCACCGCTCTGGCCGAAGTGGCGACGGCCAGAGGTGCCGATGAAAGGGGCAGGGCTCTTCGCCCCTAAGGAACCCAACCCGAACGAAAGGGAAACGAGATGAAAACGGAATTCAAACCAGGAGTACTGGTAAGGTGGAATATGCCAGACGGTGGCTCCGCCAGAATCATCCGGTATCTACTCGAGGGATTCTACCTGGTCGAGACGATCCCTGAGGGCCGAGAGCTTGTCGGCCATGAAGATGACTTGATCCTGGAATCGATAGCCCGAGACATTGCTCACCGATCGGGGCCAGGGAGCCCGATGGGACGACCGGCCAGGGGCTCGATCCATCCCTCTTTTCAGAATGCCGAACCGAAGCCGACCCACTACTTCGACAACAGTTACGGTGAACGACACTACGGAATATACGACCGGACCAGGGTCAATGGCGGATACTTCTACTGCATCTGCAATGATGGCGAAACCTGGTGCAAGGAGCCGGTGTTCGTACCGGCCTCGATGGTCCGAGAACTCAAAGCAAAATGAGGAGAACAGACATGACTAAGCACTACTGGAGACTCTCCCAGGAAGAACGAGAAGCATACGATACGCTCCCCTCAGACCTGAAGTCCGAGATGGACAGGAGACTCGAGGATCAATTCTACCAGCAGTCAACGGGAAAGAAGCTGGCAGAAGAGGTGGCCCGGATGCTGAACGGAGGCCATGACGATGAGATCCCCTGGTTCATCCGGGGGATGGCATGCGAGCACCGGACCCTTCAGCAATTCTTCACCGGCCTTTGCGTCAAGTGGCTCGAGCATCTGGCAGAACTCGAGCCGTCAAGGTATGATGGCAGGAACGAGGCCAGCGTCAAGATGGCGAAGTGGTTCATCGCAAACATCGGGACCATGAAACACTTACCATTAGTCTAGGAGGCCAAAGTGAAAACGAAGAGTTTCAGAGGATCGGTGACGGCAGGCAAGGGCCTGCTCCTCGGGGGAGTCAAGGTCGTGATGTCCTCGAGGTTCGAGACAATTCAGCAGGCCAGGGACTGGATCGAGGTGACGGTGAAGGCCAACCAGCAGGCCGGTCGTGATATCTTCTATGTCGGGATCGAACCTTCCGGCCTCGAGCCCGAGATCACGGCTCAGGAGACCGGCCATGAAGGAGGAACGAATCATGAGTGAAAAACTACCAAGCAAATATCAGGTCGGTGATGCAGTATGGCATGCACGATGCTCCTGGTTGCCGGTCGAGAAGTCCTGCCCTATCTGCTACGGAAACCGAGAGGTGAAGCTCACCCTCGGCAACGGAGACGAGATGATTCTCCCGTGCAACTTTTGTACTCGTGGATTCGAACCCCCGACCGGCACCGTCAAAGAATATGAGTATGTCGTCGACCCGGAACCAGTCGCCATCACCGGGATAGAACTCCGAGTCAACGGAGGCAGCATACAGGCCCACTACCGGAGCGGCCCGTTCGGATACGACGAGGAACGGCTCTTCGAGAGCAAAGAAGCTGCCGCCCTGAAAGGGCAGGAACTCAAAGCAGAGTTAGAGGAAGACCAAAGGACAAAGGCAGAATACCTCAAGAAGGACAAGGCCAAGAGCTTTTCCTGGAATGCCGGATATCACCTGAGAGCCGCCAAGCAGGACAGGAAAAGTGCCGAACATCACGAGAAGCTGGCAAGGCTTTGCAAGGAAAGAGCAAAGGAGAAATGATGAAACACAACCCCCTCGAAAAATACCTGTTGGACAACATGACTGAATTCGTATGGGTCGAGGCTCACCAGGTCTCGGCCTTCTCCTGGATTACCCAACGGGATCGAGAGGGAATCGATCGGGGGGTGCCGTTCGGATTCCTCCCGATCGAGAGCTTCAGACCGGGGCCGATCGAGGCCGGTGCCTGGTACAGTGACAAGTACATGACCATCATTGTCTGGATCGACTTGAAGGTCAGCCGGATGGTATACGTGTTGAAGTTCAGCAAGAAGGAAAACTATCAAGAACATCTAAGATGGTGCTGCCAGGATGCCGAGGGCTGGCTCATGAAGGGACCGCAGCAGTCGGCACCCTGAGAAACTCCAAACACAAGGAGCATGTCGTGAACAACAAGACGAACTGGTACTCGAGGAAGAAGAAGAAACACGGTCAGCGCAACCCCTACGCCAGGAGCACCGAGGTCCATGTTGACCGGACCCGGTACGACCGGACCAAGGGCAAGCAGGCCGTCAAGAACCTGATCCGTGAGTATACATAGGAGCCACGATGAAGACGATCCCGCTCGAGAGATTCAGCCAGGAAGGATCCAACCGATCCAAGCGGTCCTTCGACGAGTACCTCGAGAAAGCAATGGAACAGGAGAGACGGGTCTATCGTGAGGCCATCGACATCATCTGCCGGTCAGACGAGACTCAGATGCGGAGGCTCCTGGGCGAGATCGCCAAGCGGAATCCAGGCATCCTGATCGACGCTACCATATCGGGATTATTCAAAGTCGTGTTGACCGACCATGGAGAAAAGAAGATCCAGATCATCAAGATCGTGAAGCAGGCCACCGGCCTCGGGCTCAAGGAATCCAAAGACGTTGTCGAGAGCCTCCCTCACATTATCGAGGAGAAGCTCACCGAACAGGATGCTCGAGAACTCGTGGAGAACCTGAGGGAAGAGGGAGCATCAGCCTACATGGAGGCAATGAAATAAGAAACGCCGAGGAGGAACAGTATGGAAGACACCGGATTCAAAAAGTACGAGAAGGTTGAAAGACTCGACAAGATCGATGAGGTCGGCGGTATCCTGGAGGGCCAGGTCTACGTGTTCGAGAAACTCGATGGTGCCAACGCCTCTGCCTGGGCCAACCTTGAGGGCGACCGCTACTGGATCTACGTGGCCTCCAGGAACAACGTGGTGGCCCGATTCTACCCCGCCACCATGGATGCCGAGATCATGGATGGCTTCCGGGGCCTCCCTGATTACGTCATGAAGAACGACGACCTGGTCAGCTTCCTGTTGTCCTACCCTCACGCACGAATCTACGGTGAATGGCTCGTGAAGCATGCCGTCAACTATCCATCCAAGCACCTGGGCAAGCTCTACGTGTTCGACGTTGAGGACAGGACCAAGGGCAGGATGCTGCCCTATTGGGAATACGAACCCATGATAGCGGAATACGAGATCCCGTACCTCAGGCCCCTCGTGATCACGGCATTCCCGAAGGTCGAGGCCCTCGAGTCCATGGTGGGCAGAACCAACTACGAGGCCCACCCCCAGGGCGAGGGCATCGTGATCAAGAACTACGACTTCATCAACAAGTGGGGTCGTCAGCCCTACGCCAAGCTGGTGGCGAAGGAATTCCGGGAGATGAACGTCAAGGTCTTCGGAGGCCCGATCCCCAGGGAAGCGGTCGAGATGAAGATTGCGTCGGTCTACTGCACCTACAGTCGAGTCGAAAAGATTCTGCAAAAGATCCACGACCAGAAAGGATCACCCGCCACCATCGATGACATGAGCAGGCTGCTCAGCACCGTCTATCACGACATCATCACGGAAGACATGTGGGACATCCTGAAGAAATTCAAGCGGCCCACAATCGACTTCGGTAAACTTCAGAAGGAAATTACAGAGCTTGCAAAGAATCATTTTATCGGGATCCTGGAAGCGAGAGTAAAGTATGCTCACGATACCCCTTCAGACTGAGGATGGTGGCCTCTATTGCCCGGAATGTGGCGTGACGATGCCGAGCAAGGCCGTCAGGATCGTGGAGCCCCAGATGGCAAGGGTGCTGCACATGATCAAACATTTTGGCGAACGCCTCGATGACGAACAATACGAGGAATTTCAGCAAATCATAACCGAGATCGGGAGATTGTGATGGATCCATTCCGTATTCCCCATGTCGAATGCACTGCCTGCCGCCTGCACAAGGGGCGAAACCTTTGTGTATGGGGATCAGGCAACATGAGGACCGCCGCCGCCATCCTGGTCGGAGAAGGGCCCGGCAAGGATGAGGATGAAACAGGTGAAGCCTTTGTCGGCAAGTCGGGGCAGCTGCTCCGGGAGACCCTGGAGGAAGAATTCACCGACGTGGTGTTCGAGTACCTGTTCATCACGAACATCATCCAGTGCCGACCCCCTAACAACCGGGATCCCAGGCCGGACGAGATCGAGGCATGCAGCCCGTGGCTCCAGTACAAGCTGACCCGTTCGCCTGCCAAGGTGGTGGTCTGCATCGGCAGGCCTGCGAGCAAGACGTTGATCGGCCCGGATTACGAATGGGGCAAGTGGGTCCGGCGGGACGGCATGCTCTACATCTCGACATACCATCCAAGCTATATCCTGAGAAACCCTAAGAACCAGGAAGCCCGTGAGAAGTTCAAGAGATGGCTTTTTGAAGGCGTTCGGGCCGGGGTAAGGGAGACACTAGGGTCATGATCAAAACACTCGAATTTGCCAGCTTCGCTGTTGCCGTGGTGCTGTTCATCGCAACACTCGTGGTCGGCAGCGTTGAAGGCGGAATCATCGGGATCGTCCTGATGGCAATCACCGGGTCGCTCCTGGTGAACAGGATCGATGAAGAACTCAAGAAACATGAAAGGACTCGACGATGAAGATCCAGACCCTCTCGATGGTGATCGGCAACCACAAGTGTAACGCCAGGTGCCCGTTTTGTGTCTCCAAGATGACGCACGACGAAGGCATCCGGGACTACGGCATGGATACCGAAGGCACTCACCCACAATATTTCCGCCGGTTCAAATCGGCCTGCGACTACGCAAAGGACTGCGGGGTCTCGACCGTCTTGTTGACCGGCAAGGGCGAGCCTACCCTGCACCCTGTCGAGATCAGCCGTACCGTCGGAAGACTCAAGGCCTGGAACTTCCCGTTCGTTGAACTCCAGACCAACGGGATCCGGTTCCATACCCACGAAAAAGACTATGATGAATTCATGGGAGTCTGGAGCCACGACGGCCTCACGACCATCTGCCTCTCGGTTGTTCATTGGATGCCAACCATGAACGCAGAGATCTATGGGATGGGCTACCCCCTCGGCAAGGTTGTGGATCGACTTCACGACAGGGGCTTTTCAGTCAGGATCACCTGCATGTTGGTCAAGGGCTACATCGAGCACGTCGGTGATGTCGAGAACATGATCCAGTGGTGCCAGGACCACAAGGTCGAGCAACTCACGATCCGCAACATCAAGAGACCCGAGGTTTGCAAGGACTACAACATCAGCCGATTTGTTGCCGATCATGCCCTCGACCCTTCCCAGATAGAAGAAATCAAAAACGAGCTTGATTATGAAGGCACCCGCCTGATGGAACTGATGCACGGGGCCATCGTGTACGACTACCACGGGCAGAACGTCTGTCTCTCGGATTGTCTCACGATCGACCCGACCAGAAATGACGAACTCAGGCAGTTGATCTTTTTCCCGGACGGTCACCTCCGGTACGATTGGCAATACAGCGGAGCAATACTGTTATAGGGGGAGTAGCTCAACGGTAGAGCGAGGGTCATGACCGGCGTGGAGGTTCAATTCCTCCCTCCCCCTACCACAAAGGAATTTTATGATCTCGATTGACTCGATTGTAAAGCTCAAGGGCAAGGATCACGTCAGCATACCGATCCTGAACGTGACGTGCAGGACGTGTAGCTTCCGATGGAGTCATCGAGGGGACCACGGATTCATCAGGTGTCGCAACTGCGGAGATGCCAGTACCATCGAGGAAGCCCTGGACCTATTTGTCAAGACCATCCTGATGTTCGGGAGGACACCATGAGCAACCGCAACTGGAAAGGCGAACTCAAAGAGATCTTGAACGACTTCTCCCGCATGACCGGCACGATCCAGTCGCTCGAGATCTATCAGTCGGCGGTACGGGATTTAGACTGGATAGGGCTCGACCTGGTGAAGGAGAACGTCAAGCTCGCCCACAACACTCTCGAGGTCATGCTGCATTCCGCCCGGCTACACCAAACCATCATGAGGATGAAGGAGAAGGACGATGAAGTGGTATGAATACATCCTGTTCGTCATCATGTTTGTGGTCGTCATGACGACGGTGCAGACCTGCTGCGGTCACGTGGCCGACTGGCTGGATCCTGCCGAGGGAGCCGAGATCACGACCATGACGGGGTTCGCCATTCAGCCTGCCGGATTGTTCGCCAGCACCGAGAAGGTCGAGGTATGGCTCTCGACGTTGAGCACCGACCTGTACGGCAGACACCTGGCAGGAGACCTGTGGGCCGTCCTGGAGGGCGAGATCATGTTGGGCTACAGGACCAACGAGGGCAACGGCCTGCTGCTGGTGGCTCAGCCGGTCCTGACGTTTCCGTATCAGCTGGTCAAGGGTTTCTCGCCATACCTGAAGCTAATGGCAGGCATCTCGTGGAACAGCATGTCGGTGGAAGGGATGGGCCTGCCACTGAACTTCACCCCCTCGGTTGGGGCCGGGGCCAGGTTCCAGGCCTCGAGCAAACGATCCGTCCTGCTCGAGTACCGGCTGACTCACCTGTCGAACTCAGGTCTATCGGAACAGAACGTCGGGATCAACATGCACACCGTTCTGGTCGGAACCAAATGGTAAGGAGGGCAAAATGATCATCGTGAAGATTTTTGCCGTCGTGGTCTTGATCATCGCAATAGACAGCGTCTTTGAATTATTTAGAGGAGAAAAGCCATGACCATCATACTGATCATGAAAGTGTTTGGTTGGATCATCTTTGGCATCCTGGTGTTGGGAGTGCTGGAGGAGGTCTTCAGTTCGTGGAACAAAAGGAGGTAAGAAACCCACAACAAGAAAGCGAATCAGTCGTTGCAAGAAACCCAAAAAGCAAAAGTGAGTCAGAAGGCCTAAGAAACCCACAACTCGAAAGCGAGTCACTCGTTACAAGAAACTCAAAAAGGAGAAGCGAGCCAAAAAGCAGAAGAAACCCATTACATCGAAGCGAGTCAAACAGCAGAAGAAACCCATTGCGTGCAAGCGAGTCAGAGAGGTAAAGAAACCCATCGATCGTAAGCGAGTCAAGGAATGGAAGAAACCCACGGTTTCGAAGCGAGTCAAGGGACGCAAGAAACCCACTTGGTGAAAGCGAGTCACAAAGTAGAAGAAACCCACAACACGAAAGGAGTATGAAGATGGGAAGAAAAACAGATCTGAAAAGGAAGAAAGGTTACACCGGCGACCCAAGTTTGATCGACACCCACCGAGATCCATTGCCCAAGGCTAAAGGAGGCGGTTACGACGATGAAAACTACCGGCTCCTCCATCCTGTCGAGCACATGGAGATACACGGGATCAAGCGTGTGCGGCCCGAATGGATGAAGTACCTCAAGCAGGCCATCGATATCCTGGAGCAACACCTGAAGCTACGGATCAAGATTTCGAATCAGCTGCTCGCCTTCAAACGAGAGACCGATGACCTCGATCCTCAAGATATTGAAGTGCTGGAGAAGATACTGAAAAAAATCAGCAAGAAAGAAAAAGAGGCTGAAAAAGAGATCGAAAAGAGACTCATGAAGGTGAAGCACAACGACCCCATCATCGATGCTACCATGTGCGTCAGGAGCCTCGGGCCTGGGACGGCAGCTTACCTGGCGGTCTACATTAATGTCGAGAAGGCAGATCACCCTTCGTCGTTATGGCAGTATGTCGGGTACGACAAGCCCTCTCACAGTCGATACGAAAAAGGCAAGGCGGGAGGAGGAAATAAAAAGCTCCGTACCGCCCTGTACAGATCGGCTATTTCCATAATCAAGAGCCGGAGCCCTTACCGGGACATTTATGATCAGAGGAAAGAGAAGACCTCCAAGAGCGAACTGGTAGTCAAGACCCGACTCAATAATGGGCTACTCGTAGAAAAGGCCTGGAAGGATACAATGAAAGGCCATCGGCACGATGATGCCATCCGGGTCATGATGAAGCGGTTCCTTTGCCACTACTGGATTGTGGCCCGGAAGCTCAAAGGGTTGCCCGTGAGTGAGCCGTATGTTCAGGAACACCTCGGCCACATCGATATCGACAAGCCAGAGGATTATGGTTGGCCCCAGGTAGAACCAACCGTCAAGGTTGCGTAATGCGGGGCCCGGCCCCACGGCCACTGGCTCAAAGAAACCCATCGAACGAAAGCGAGTCATAACCGGCAAGAAACCCAAGCTGTGAAAGCGAGTCATCAGGCTGAAGAAACCCAATGAGTGAAAGCGAGTCAAAAGGCGGAAGAAACCCACTTGGTGAAAGCGAGTCAAGGTCCCCAAGACACCCGAACCCGAGGAAAACGAAATGGTAAATAATTTACAAACTGACTCACAGAGGATTCGGGGCAAAAAATTTTCCGGCCCCCTTTCCCCTACGGGGAAGAGCTACGCTCTATACGTACCGTTATATATTGAGATTATTTCCCCCCGTAGGGGGGAAATGATCGAAATAATTGCCGGGCCGGGAACGGGGCCTGGGCCCCGAAACCGGGGTTTGTCAATAATTGACAATGTAAATAATTGACAACGTCAATGGTTGACAAAACGCATCTCAAGAAAAACCCGGCTCCGGGAGCCGGGAGGACCCCCTGCCAAGGGATTCTCAGGACCCGGCCTCCGGGCCGGTCCAGGACCTGGAAACATGGGTCTGCCCAGAAACCCCTTGACAGGATCCAGGAGGATCTGTCAGAATGGGCAGTATCCTTGCAAGGAGAAACAGATGCCAAAGTTTGTAACCCGTATTCGTGACGGCCAGCGTTTCCACGTGGTCAGCGGTGCCGAGATCGAGTGTTCCTCCACGACAGACTGCCCGTTCTGTATCGCCAACCGGATGGAAGCCGTGAAAGAGTGGGTTGACCTTCACCAACCTATCTGTGCCCTCTGTGATGAACGTCCTCCCTGCTTCATGTGTCTCGGCTACCAGTGCAAAGAGTGGGAGCGGGATCCCGCCATCGTGGCGGAACGAGGCTCCTACCAGGGTTGCTCCAAGTGCATGGAGCGGGTCTACTGTGCCGACTTCAATTGCAAGCACGGTTTTCTCGGCTGGTGGATGGAAGGGTGGCGTGAACGATTCGAAGAAATCCACGAGCTAATCGAACAGGAACTCCTCAAGGCCAGGCGTAAGAAAGGAATCCAGCATGCAGGAAGCAAACGGAAACCACAGTGATTTCCACGACGACTTCAAACGATACCTGAAGGAAGCGATCGAGCCCAGGGTGATCGAGTTGCTCGAGGACATGCTCCTGACCAAAACGGCCATTTGCCATCGAGTGAGTCTCGACTTCATCTGGACCAGTGACTGGAAGCTGGAGCTTGAGGGCAGGGTTGCGATGAGGCCCAACGGCATCACGGATGCAGGCGACACCTTGTTCGTGGCAGGCCGGGGCTACTGGATGCTCTACATCAATCACAAGTCAACTGACTTTGTCGTGGGAGCCTGTTGGGATCACGACGATGCTTACCTATCGGTCACGGTCGACGAGCACAACCTCGAGAAACTCGCCAAAGGGGAACCGGCTGAACCGGGCTTCGAAGGGTTGCCCAACATGATCGAGCCAGGAGATCCGTACGAGAGCAACCTGACCATGATGGATGCCGTCAGGGCCGGTCAAGGATTCGGAGTGATGAGCGACGGTCAGGACCTGCCCATCAGGATACCGAAGAAACGCCGGGCCAAGCCGGTCGTCCAGATCAAGCAAGACGAACCCGACCCCAAGGTCGAGGAGATGCTTCGTGAACTGAAGAAGGCAATCTTGTCTCTCGGATGGAAGCCGTCCGATATCGACAAGGAACGATACCACAGATGTGCCAGGGAAGCTCTCGAGCAGGACGGGAAACTCGAGACCGCCATCACCCTCTACCTTCGCAAGTAAGAAAGGGCCACCATGTCTGAACGTACGGCAGTACGACCAACAGAGTACATGTTTGACCATGCCTCTCTCCGCAGGCGGAAGCTCGTGGATCATGGTGTCTGCGTCAACGAAGGGAAAGAAATCAAAGGCCTCCCGTGCAAGGAATGCACCAGGAAGGATCGGTGCGATCAGTACGAGAGCATCCAGCCCTACATCCCGAAGGTCGATCCGTTCTACAGCCTCGACACTGAAGTGGCAGAGCCCATTGCGTTCGCCCTGAGCGACGAGGGCAAAGACAACATCTTGCTTGTCGGGCCCCCTGGATCCGGGAAGAGTTCTCTCATCATGATGATTGCGGCCATCACGGATTGGCAGCTAATCAGGTTTTCGTGTTCAGAAGAGACTCGACTGCATGCCGTCGTGGGCCAGTGGCTCGTCGAGGGAGACAAGATGGTCTGGTCCGACGGTTACGCTACCGATGCGCTTCGCCACGGCAAGATCCTGTTGGAAGACGAGGCCGACTTCATGAGGCCTGAGCTTCGAGGAGCCCTCCACCCGTTACTCGAGCGTGATGGCGAGATCACGCTTCAGCAATATCACCCGACCAACAAGAGATCTTTTCTCGAGGTTGTGAAGCGGCACCCGGATTTCAGGTGGGTCAGCACGGCCAACACGATCGGCCTCGGGGACGACGACTTCATGTACCATGGGGTCCAGTTCATGAACGTGGCGGCTCGTGACCGCTACAGTGTGATTGTCGAGATGGACTACATGGATCCAGAGGATGAGTCGGTTGTGCTTCAAAAGAAGTGCGAAGTCGACGAAGACACCAGCATGACGATGGCGAAGGCGGCTCATGCCCTCAGGGAACTGTGGAAGCAGAAGGAGATCGAATTTGTGTTTGGTATGCGACGGCTCCTGGCATGGGCCAAGTATCATCACTTCTACGAGGACCATGGGCTCGTTCACAAGGCGATCAAGCTTTCGATCCTGAGCTTTGCTGCCCCGAAAGACAAGAACAAGATCATGGAGATCCTGAAGGTTCACTGTCCTCACGAGTGGGTCAGGCCACTGGAATAGGAACAGCATGCAGGTTCAACTTCAACAACGTGAATGTGATGGCTTGTTGTCGTTGGCCCGATATCTCGGCCAAGATTACAACGTCGATGTCGTGTACAATGCCGACGGGAAAGTCGAGACCAGACCAGGCAAGATCCTGATCCCGATCATGTCGGATAACAAATACCAGGAGTACAAAGAATTCCTCCGGGGCTGCATCTACCATGAAGCTGGTCACGTGGCCCATACTGACCTCGAGGTCTACGGCAGGCTGAACAAGCGGAGCGAAACCATCAAAGTCTCGTTCCTGAACGTCCTGGATGACTACAGGGTCAACCTGTTTCAGAAACAGGACTACCGAAACGCCGAGCTTGAACTGAACAACATGTATCACTTCAACCGACTCAAGATCAGGGACAAGCTCCAGGAAGACGAGGAGTTCAAGCATGCCATCCTGAATGATCCCGGTACGATTCTGTGGGGCATCGGGGTGGCGATGGGCGAAATGCTCGAAGGCATCGACACTGACTACTTGCCCAAAGACATCACCGACATTGCAGACAAGGCAGTCGACATCCTGGATGAATTCAAACAGGACGGCATCGTGAGAGACCGGAAGAAAGGCACAAGGCTTTGTCTCAAGTACGCCATCAAGATCGAGAAGCTCCTGAAGGACTTGCTCGAGAAGCCTCCGCCACAAGAGGAGAAAGAGAAAGAAGAAGGCCAGAACGAAAACAAATTGAAGGGTAAGGCCAGAAAAAAACTCTTTGGTGAAATGAAGGAATCGATCCCAAAGGATACACTCGACATCACGAACGAAGAGATCCAGACCCTTATTTTCGAATCCCACAAGAAAGACATGAACGAACACATACCTCACCCGGTCGCTCTCGAGCGGGACATCGTTGAATCCCCCTATTTTGATCCGACGAGCGGGACCAAGAAGATGTATGAGGGGATCAAGCGGAACGTCAGCCAGGATATCGCATCGATGCGGAGCCGCCTGTTCTCGCTCCTGATGGCCCGGAAGCGAATGCACTTCCTGCCGGATGCAGAGCAGGGCGAGATCGACATGGCCGCTATCTATTCGTTGCGGAGCGGCAACAAGAGGGTCTTTGAGAGAATGTCCGTCGGCAGGAGGATGAACACGGCCATCGAGATCCTGGTCGACTGTTCGGGTTCCATGCGGGATGACGGTAAGTATCATGGGGCCAAGTCAGCCGCCATTGCCTGCACCGAAACACTCGAGGCCTTACACATACCGTTCGAGGTCACGGGCTACACAACCGACTATGATGGATGCCGGGATATAGATTTCACCGAAGAAGACAATAGCTACTACAATCGATTCGAACCCCTCAGGCATTTCGTCTACAAATCGTTCGAAGAAAACTTCTCGAGTGTCAAGTATCGTTTGCTCAACATTGGACCCAACGACAACAACTGCGATCCCGAGAGTGTCATGTGGGCGGCTCAGCGGCTGGCCCGGCGAAAAGAAGACAGGAAGATCCTGATCGTGATTTGTGACGGCATGCCTGCCTGCGGTTATCACTGCGACTTCACTCTCCTTAACCAAGAGCTAAAGAAAGCCGTTAAGAAAATCAAGATGACCGGCATAGAGGTCTACGGCATCGGTGTCTACACTGATGAACCAAAACAATTCTATCCCGAGTGGGACATGATCAAGCAGGGCACCGGCAGGATAGCGTCGGCCATCTATGGTTGCCTCTCGAGGAAGCTGATGAACGGAAGGACTCAATACTGATGATCGTGTATGTTGTGGTGCGTGAAAAGAAGGCTCAGATCGTGGGAGATCTCCCGGAGGATCTCGAGATGTCTCTCCCGAATCTCCTGGGCTACCATGTCAAGATGAAGGACAAGTACGGTGTCCTGACAAAGCGTCTCAATACCAAATACAACCGACTGAACAAGACGGTGCCGGTAGGCCTGCTCGACAGACTCTTGAAGATCATTGAAGATTTCGGCCATGAGGCCAAAGTGCTGGACAAGCGTGAAATCAAGCTCGTGGATCCTGGCGACATCATTGACCGGATGAAAGACTTCCCCTACAAGCTTCGACCCTATCAGGTCCAGGCATTCGCCAAGGGCATCCAGGAACCGCTCATGACGTTCTCGATGGCGACCGGAAGCGGCAAGACGGTTGTGTTCGGGGCCCTGGCAGGCGGCATGGGCCTCAAGACCTTGATCTTGATCAACCGTGAAGACATCTTGACTCAGCACTTCGGGTCCATCAAGAGAATGTTTCCTGACGTTGGTCTGATCCAGGGCAGTCAACTCGACTTCGACAAGCAGATATGTGTCGGGATGGTCCAGACGATCGATGCCAAGCTCAAGAAGAAAGGCGAGAGAGCATCCAGCCCGAAGTACCATATGACCAAATACCTCGAGTCAGTCGAGTACGTAGTGAGCGATGAATGTTTAACATTGGATTCGTTAATTCTATTGGAAGATGGTGGTGTAAAATACTTGAAAGACATCCAAAACCAAGATAGAGTTTTTGGTGGAATCGTATCTGACAAGTTCGAAAGATATTCAAGCAAAAACTTGAAAATACAGACTCAATTTTCCACCATCATCACTTCTTCTAACCATCTGAATCTTGTAGGGGCTATTGTCCCAGGATGTAAGGCCAAAACAAAAATAGTCGAAATAAAATCGAAGGATTTGAATAAAAAGATTCACAGATTCTTAGTGCCAGTGAAAATCCCACACACTACGAAATCACAATTGACAAAGGACCAGGCAGCATTTCTGGCATTGATCTTAGCAGATGGATGTCTCGATACCAAGGGTAGTAGAATAAAGATTTCTTTTTCGAAGCCATCAAAAAAATTCATTATCAATCTCTTCAAGAAAGGGATTAAAGCATTTGGAGAAAATCCATCTGATGTTAAAATTTCTACAAACGGTAGAAACGACACGACCATCTGGATCCAATCAAAGAGATTGAAAGAGTTGTTGAATCAAAAATATTTAATACCAAATGGGAAGAAGTCGGATAAAATTGACATCCCTGATGATGTTTTTTATTCGTCTCTCGAGTCAATTAGGGAATTCATTAATGTTTTTATTTCGTGTGATGGAGATGTATCCCTTCAATTATGCGTTATTGGAAAATACAAAGTTGATTCCATTAGGATTCATGTAAATTCGACATCAAAGGTGTTCTCTGAAAAATTCAAGCTTCTGCTTAAGAAGTTTGGAATCCACTCGACTTCTATCTGTGTAGATAAAAAGAACGTGAAACACAACAATCAACATAGAATTTCTATTGGAAATAAAAATGCAAATGATCTTTTGGATCTAATTGATTTCCATCGTGAATCATTCAACGACCTTGGTCGAAATAAAGGGACAATCCCGTACGGAACCATCAGGTACAACAATGATGATTATATTTTGACCAGGATCAAAACCATCGAAAACGTAGAAGGCGAAACGGTTTCTGATTTTACTTCAGTGGGGTCCAATTCATTCATAGCTAACGGATTGCTCACTCATAATTGCCACCACAGTCAATCAGCAACCTGGAAAAGAATCGTCCGACTTTGCAATAACAAACAGTACCATCATGGATTCAGCGGGAGCCCTTGGGATCGTGGGAGTGCCAACCTCGATCTCGAGTGTGTCTGTGGGGCCATCAAGTTCAAGGTCACGTCCAGTGACCTTATACGTGATGGCTACCTCAGCATTCCGCATGTATTTTTTCACGAGTACAAAGGGAGTAATGAAGAGATTACAGGTGGCAGCTTCCAGGAACTCTACACGAACTCGATCGTTGACTGTACCGCAAGGAACAAGGCCATCGTCAAGGTCGTGGAACAACAATACAACGAAACAGACAACAAGATTCTCGTGATTGTGAACCGCATCAAACATGGTGAGATCCTGTCGACCATGCTGAGGAGGAGGGGCATCGATGATCGTGAACTTGGTTACCTTCATGGAGGGAAGGGCAAGCTCGTTAGAGAAAAAGGAAAGAAGAAATTCGAACGAGGCGACATCCGAATCCTCATTGCATCCCAGATCTTCAACGAAGGAATTGACATACCGTCATGTGACGTACTCGTCAAGGCTGATGCCCTTGGAGGGGGAGAATCCGTTTACGAATCCGAAGGCGTTAGAAGCTTTGTGCAGCAAATTGGAAGAGTCCTGCGAAAGCCAGTGGAAGAAGGTGATGTCGATACCTCCACTCCCCACCACGTTTACATCCACGACTTCATTGATCGCCAAAACAAGTATGTCTTGAAGCATACGGAGAACCGGATCAAGACCTGTAAGATGGAGCCCGGCTTCATCGTTCACCTTGACGAAAGGAGCAAGTCATGAAACCCATGAGAGTAAGGAGCCTCGAGAACAAGGATGTGATCACGAAATTCTACCACATCAGAATGGCTTTGCCTGATACGAGGCGGTCGAAAAACAGGGGGAACGATCAGATCAAGACCGTGAATCTGTTTCCGGTCGTGACCGTATGTGTCAAGTACATCCCGGAGGTAGGTGCCTGGTCCAGAGGGGTCTCGATCTGCAACATGGTAGACGAGGATGCTTCCAGGCGTTCCAAGCGAGCCGGTCGTGGTATTGCAGAGGAACGGGCCCGGCATGCCCTCGAGTACAACCGGACGCATCTCAAGATCGAGAAGCACGAGCGGTTCCCCAAGGAAGTCCAGGATTTCCTCCGGGAGAATGAAATCAACAACATGATTCAGATCAGGCCGAAGCTCACGTCAAAGGAGTGCGAGCTTCTCGATCTGGTTCCGGTGGGCGGAGTATATTTGCCGCCAGCAAGAGATCTGAAGGCAAGGAACCTGTTGGGACGAGCCTGGGACAGGGTGAGGGGCTTTTGGAAATCCCTCGAGGATGATCCATACCCCCTCGGCCTCTAGGAGGAAGCAACATGAACCACGTGATCATCAAAGGAATGACAATCCAGGAGGCCTGGTTCCGGTGCATCCGGGCCTGCCTCGCCCTCGGTGAAGACTACATCATCGACAAGGGCGAGTATGAAGGGCAATTCAGGAGGGAATTCGATCTGGTCACGATCCAGATCCAATGCCCAAGCACCAGACCTCTGGCCTGTAGCACCCCGAGCCTCACGCCGACCTCGGGTCAAAGGATCAAGGATTACTTCCGTGACTACCTGTTGAACTCAAGCCTGGATGATCTGGAGGGCAAATACAACGAGTACAAGTATGCCAGCTGGATCGAACCGGCCTGGGCCCACTGTTGCGAACTTCTCGCCAATGGTCAAGGTGGCTGCAACCAGGCCACCATCAGCCTCGGGAAGGGAGCCGGTGACCCCTCGAGATTCACACATCCGCCATGTCTCCGGCTGATCGACATGCGTCTGAAAAACGACGAACTCCACTTTTTTGTCTACTTCCGGTCATGGGACTTGATTGCCGGGATGCCAGAGAACCTCGGAGGCCTTCAGCTACTCAAGGAGTTGTGTGGCGAATACATCGAGAGCTTGGTGGGTCGACCGATCTATGACGGGGCCCTGGTGGCAATGTCGAAGGGCCTGCACATCTACGATCACTTCATCGACCTGGCTCAAAATGATGTAGGAGATTCGTCGTACCTAAGGGAAGCGTCGGACGAGATCTTGGCAAACGAAGGGATCTACAGGATCCCGTTTGGAGTGTCGACATGAAATTCTCAGAGATTATGGAAACGCTCCTGGCAGAGATCCGGGTCTTCTACATCGCCAAGCCGAAAGATGCTTCCATGAAGAAGATTAAGGTTGTTGCCAGGAAGATGAACAAGCTCACGTTCACAGAGGATGACGTTATCGACTACGTTGATTTCTGCTACAAGAAGCTCAAGAAGATCAAAGATGTCGGCAAGAGATCGAGCGTCGATTATTTCGTCGGGATCCTTGCCTCGGAAGGGGAGATCGGTAGGTTCCTTGACTTCAAGAAAACCAAGGGCGAACTGAAGAAGGAGAGCCCAACCGAAGACACCGATGATGACGATGTCCTGAGAGTCAACGGCCTCACGTTCCACAAGATCTTGAGCGACCAGGACCGTGATGTTTTCCTCTGCCCTGTCAAGATCAAGTTCATGATCCGGGATTGCAGCCGGTTCGTTCCGAAGCTCTACACGCTCAGCCAATACAACGAGCTTTACCCGGAGAAGAAGATCACGTACGAGACGATCAAGCCCCTTATCAAGGAGGGCAAGCTATGCCTTACGTAGAGCAATACAAACGTCCTGAACTCGACCAGGTTGTCGACTGCATGATCATGAATGATGTCAGGCCAGACGGGAGACTCAACTACGTCTTGTTCAAGCTTTGCAGGGAGACGATTGTCCCCGGATATAGAAACTACCGGGACTTCATTGCTGAATTGAACGAGGCGGCGGCAGAGATCCGGCGAAGATTTCTTGTTCCCTACGAGGATAAGAAAATCGTCGAAAACGGTGACGTTGACTGAAGGAGAAGGCCATGGAGATTGTCTATATCTCGGGCCCCTACCGGGCCAAAACCCACAACGGTGTCAGGCGTAACATCCTGAGGGCCGAGGCTGTCGCCATGAAGTATTGGCGGCTAGGGTATGGGGTCATATGCCCTCACAAGAACTGTGAGATGGTCGATGATGACGATCTCTGTGACAGGATCATGGAAGCGGATCTCGAGATCCTGAAGAGAACTGCCGACAAGGTCGTGATGGTTCCTGAATGGGAAGACAGTGAAGGTTCAAACCTCGAACGGAACCTCGGGATTGCCCTCGGGTTGCCCATCGTCTATGAGACCGAGGAAACGATCATGGAATACATCAGCCGAGTGGGGAAGGTCTAGTGGAAGGCGAAAGATCAGAACGCCGCAAGAGCGAGGTCCAGAGGGCCTACAACGATGTAGTCCGGTCCTGTAAATTCTGCAAAGGTTCGGGCATGGATCAGAAGGAATCTCTCGAGATCGAAAAGAGTATTCCGGCCTCCGTGGGCCTCGCTGACATCGATGAATACAAGAACAAGATCCGTCTCCGGCGGAAAACGAAATTCATGAAATCCACCGACGAGAATCAGGACAACGTGTCTTATGGTCTTTGTGAATGCTACCAGCGGTTCGACGTGATGAAGGCCCTCCTGATCGGTGACGTACCCCTTCAGTTCCTGGAGTACGGGCCAGAAAACATTTTGGCAAGAGAAGTGAGGTTTATCGAGCGAAATGCATCATACGACCTCGGTCATTTTCTCAACGTCTACCTTGGCAAGTTTCCATCCATGAAACACGATTCGATCGGCATGAATTTCTTTGGCAAGTTTGAAACAGGCAAAACCTTTGTGGCTCAATACCTGGCGGCTCAGGTTGCGATGCGCCGGTACACGGTCCACTACGTGCCGTTCTTCATGCTGGCCGAAATGCTGTATCACGGGAATGAATCGCCTCTGTTCCACGAGATCATAAATGTCGACTTTCTCGTCATTGATGATATCGGCAATGAGCACCGGATGCGCCGAGAATTCTGTGGTGAACTCTCCTATTGGCTCAGGGCACGTGGAGCCCAGGAGAAGGTCACGATCTATGTGTTTGAGGCCGAGCACAATGAACCTGCTCTGGTGGAACTGTATGGAGCCTCGTTCTACGGAACTGCCTGCAACCACAACATGGGCATCGTGTTCACCAAGAGGCCAATCCCCAAGAGTACCAAAAAACGGTACTTCAACAGGATCACAGATAGCCTATGAGCAAGAAGATACTCGAGAGAGATGTGCTGGTCGCACTGATCTCAGATAAAGAGAAGATTCCGAAGGTTCAGGACATCATCAAGCCTGAGCACTTCGGTGCGCCTCATCTCAAGTGGGCCTACAGGAAGCTCCTGTCGTACCACGAACGATACAAGGCAAGCCCAATCTTCTCGTACTACAAGATCGAGCTTGCCAAGAACAAAGACATCGATGAGGAAGAAAAGGAGCGGTGGGTCAGGTTGCTCCGGCAGATCTACCGGAAGGTCCTGGATGAAAGCACCCAGGAATACGCCATCGACGAGTTGAAGAATTTCGCCCGGCGGCAAGAGATGGCAAAAATCCTGGACCGGAGTGCCGATAGGCTCGAGCAACACGATGTTGAGGACGCTATCAATCAGCTTCATGCCGCCATCAACCTGAAGATCGGGGATCAGGAATACAAGATCACCGACTGGATCGACGGGTGGGAAGAACGGCAGGAAACAAGGAAGGAAAGGAAAGAAACCCCCGAGGCAAACAGATATGTGAGATCGCCATGGATGAGTCTCAACAAGGTGATCGGAGGGATCGGGCCAGGTGAGTCATGTGCGCTGGCAAGCCTTACAAACATCGGCAAAAGCATTGGGTTGATGTATTGGGGCAGACGAGCCGTTCTGGATGGCAAAAATGTTTGCCATGTGGTCATCGAAGACACTGAGGAGATGCTGCTCCAACGGTACGACAGTTCAATTCTTGAAATCCCGTATGATGATCTCAAATGGTATGACATGACTCCAACGCAACTCGAGATTCTGAACAATCGGGTCGAGAGAGTCAGGAAGCTCATGAAGAACAAGCTCAAGATAGTGAAGACGATGGCCCGGAGAACGACGGTCCTGACGATCGAGAAGGCCTTGCGAGACCTCGAGCTTGAGGGATTCATCCCTGACTTCCTGATCATCGACCACGCTGGCATCATGATTCCGATCAAGAAGCAGGAAATGCATCGACTGGATCAGGCCGAGGTCTATTGGGATCTCAAGTCATTTGCAGAGGCCCGGAGACTCCCGCTCTTAACAGCCGATCAGGTGGCAAAAGAATACATGAGAAGAAAGGCATACGCAGAAGGGCTGTCAGAGTCCTACGATAAGGCCAGGATCCTGAACATTGTCTTGACCCTGAATCAACTGGATCCTCAGTCGAAAGATCTTGTCTTGATGGTGGCAAAGAACCGGGATGGAGAGAAGAACCAGGAGATCCCTCTCGTCTCTAACTTCGGCAACATGCAGTTCTTGGAGAAATCATAATGGCACGAGGAAAGAATCGTAGAAAGGGCGGGAAGATCAAAAGGCCCGTCATGGTCAAGAAGGCAAAACAGAAGGACGACTTCAATCCAGTCGAGGGAGTTCGGGTCCCGCCTGCCATGAGGCCTGTGCTTGCTGCGCTTCAGGAGCACTACGAACGCCGGGTCCGGTACGCAGAGCTAAAGGGACTGAACCAACACCACAAGCTCAAAGGGGAACTCGAGGAACTCCGGGTAAACCAGATTATTCTCCAGACACTCCTGAAGGAAATGAAGCTCATCACTCAGGAGCAATTCCTCGATGAGCACCGTCGGTACTACGAGGAAGTTGTCGGGGTCGTCAAGAATGGCCGCATGCAGGGTCACTTGATTATCGATATGTTCAACGTCGGGGTCCCCAGAAGGCCCAATACGCTTGACGAATTCAAGAACTTCAAGAAACCAGTCATCCTGAGGGGGTAACGATGAAATTCATAGAGGTCGTACGTGAAGGAATCGTGATGGAGCGGGGCACTCCCTGGGCCAAGGCCCTGAAGCCCGGCAAATTCTACCTGGTGAACGAGATGATTGTCCAGCAACTCTCGAAGCTCATGCCGACCCACATCAACAGGATCCATGGACTCGGCAGGTACTATAACGAGTATCGAGGCCAGGATCTTAATGGGAAATCCTTGCTGGTCTGGAGACATGGCGGCATTGGAGATCTCATGTTCATGATGCCACCCCTTCGGTTGCTGAGAAAACTGTATCCTGACTGCAAGCTTCATGTTGCGGTTGGTGGGAAATACATGGATCTTTACAAGGATGTCTTCTACATCGATTTCCTGCATCAACTCCCTCTCGACCAGAGTCTCCTGGAGAGCGTCGACTATCACCTCATGTTCGAACAAATCATCGAAGGGAATCCGAAGGCCGAACAACTGAATGCCTATGACCTGTTTCTCAACAAGTTTGGATTTGACTTCACCAAGATCCCGGCCAGAGAGAAACTTCCTGATGTTTTCCTCACGGAACCTGAAAGGAAATCCGCCGAAGAATTCCTACAACGACACAAGGTCACGAAGGAAGACATCCTGATCGGTATCCAGATCGCAACCAGTACCCCGATCAGGACCTACCCATACCAGAAACTCATCGACGTGATGGACATGCTGATGAGGAATGAGAAGATCAAGATCGTGTTGTTTGGTTCTGAAGCCCAGGTAAACATTACGGGGCCGATCGTCGAGGGATTCAAAGAGAACGCACCGAACAGGATCATCGATGGGCCTGCCAATGCCATGAGTCTGAAGACCTCGATGGCTGTTGCGAGTCATTGTGACGTTATTATCGCACCGGACAGTGCCATGATCCATATCGCCGGGGGCCTGAGGGTGCCGGTCATTGGTCTCTACGGGCCGTTCCCGGCAGTCCTCAGGATGAAGTACTACCACCATGCCATCGGCCTGAACGCATGCCCGGTATGTGCTCCTTGTTTTGTCCACGATAGTGATCCGTGCCCCAAGGGGGACCCATCGCCTTGTTTCTCATTGCTCGACCCACAGAAGATTTGTTTTGCCGTCGAGTACCTGATGAACAAGGTCCAGGGAGTCAGCATCCCGGAAATCAAAGGCATGATGGGCAGCATCTTTCATCAAGTCTACGATGTCGTGAAGAAACACATGGTGGGCAAGGGTCTCGATGTCGGCTGTGGTTATCATCGGTATCCTGAAGACATCGACATAAAGAAGATCGATGTCGACCCCATGATGGATCCAGATGAAGTGGGGAATTTCTTCAGTGATGAATTCAAACAGGATAACCCCCTCGATTTCATCGTCTGTAGTTTCGCTCTGAACACACCTGACGATCTCAGAGACTTTGTGCTCCGGGCCGACAGATACTTGAGACCGGGCGGAAAGCTCATCATCTTTGTTGGTGATGCCCCGACCCTAAAAGGAAGAAAAGCGAACGCAGTGCGTTCGAGTTTCACGGCCAGCTATTTGTCAAGCGAACTGGATCGACCGGCCATCATGGAGGTCTTCGAAGGGTTCCCGACCTATCACCTGGTGGAAGAGACAGAACCTGACCTGAAGGAAGGCGAAGTCATCGATTTGTTTGAATCACGATACGGCAGACTCACGGTGTGGGTGAAGCAAAATGAAGAACCTGTTACCGATTCTGAAACGCCTGAGGCTTGATTACAAGCCGACCAACTCGGACGAAGTCATCATGGATTGCGTGGATCCTGAGTGCCCCAATCCGACCAATCACCTGTACTTCAACACGAGGACCGGCCTGTGGATCTGCCATCGATGTGGTGTCACTGGAAACCTGGTCGTGTTGGTCTCGATCGTCAGGAAGACGACCGCCAGGGAAGCCCAGAGGCTCATGGAAGAGGAGATGCCGGATGTCCCGGTCATCGAGGATATCAAGGAACATCTCAAGAGCGTCGAGGGATTCCACTACGAACTCCAGAACACCCTCGGGATGAAGATCTTGATTCAGCCGCCTCCGACCTCGAAGCTCATTTCGGAATCGGCATTTCCGGTTTTCCTGAAGGACCGGCAGGTCCCGTTCGGCCTGGCCTTCCGGGCAGGCATCCGGGTCTGCAACGGGGGCAAATACAACGGCAGGCTGATCTTTCCGTTCCGATGTGACGGGAACAGGAGCTTTGTGGCCTATTCTGCCACGGGTCAGAAGCCCAAAACCTTGAATCCGCCGGGCGGTATGAACGACCGGATGATCTACTGGTACGACCGGATGAATACCCAGGGGCCCGAGGAATTCGAGAATAGGCCTCTCGTGGTCGTGGAGGGCATCTTTGACTGCCTTAGGGTCTTGGGGCGGGGTTACCCCTCGGTTGCCCTGTTGGGCTCGTTTTTGAGCCGAAATCAAGCCCTCCTGCTGTCAGAATGCCGGTTCCCCGAGATCACGTTCATGTTGGACGGGGATGTAGGGGAGTCAGGATTCAAACGCCATTTGAAAAACATGAAGTTCATCGAGGGTAAGGTATTGTCGGTGGCGGTCATCCAGGAGGAAGACCAAGACCCGGATTCCATCCCGGATGACGAGTTCCTGAGGCTCATGGGGGCCAGAAGGACCGTCACCGATTTATACTCGACAAGATCAAAACTAAAAGGTATCATGACCGAATAGGCCAGATAATCCCACCAAGAAGGAGTACGATTATGGCAAGACAGAGACGTGAAGAAGAAGAGACCCCCCAGGAAGAAACCAAGAAACCCGCCAAGAAAATCAGTTGCAAGCTCTTCGGCCAGTTTGAGCCCACCGATGATGACTGCAAGATCTGTGCAGCCGCCGAAGAATGCGAAAAGAAAACCGAGGAGCTTGCCAAAAGTCTGAAGGCTGATCTGCCTCCTGAGGAGCCGGAAGAAAAAGAAGAGACGAAGCCGAAGGCTAAGGCAAAGACGGAGCCAGAGGCAGAACCCGAGGCAGAGCCTGAAGAAGAATCGACCGACGAATCGCCCGAAGAAGAACCGGAACCGACCGAACCAGAAGAAGAACCGGAACCGACCGAGCCCGAAGAAGAACCGGAGCCTCCGAAGGCCAAGCCGAAAAGCACCCCCCGTGTGTCTGGCGAGAAAAAGAGCATCACGCTGCCGGGTGTCAGCTTCGAACTCAACATGGATGATGTCAGGGCCCTCAAGAGAATCGTGGATCTCGGGACGCTCTGCTGCATCATGCTGTCCAACGCTCTCGACCTCGACAAGGATGAATGATAGCGGAAGGTGATCCGTGGACCGAGCACCAAAAAAGGCTTCTCTCTGCATCACGTTATTGAAGGCCCTGAGGCTTTCAAGCGGCATGAGCGTGGATAAGGCCTCCAAGATGATGGGGGTCAGCAAATCTGCTTATTGCCACGTCGAATCAGGATACCGGAAGGTCCCGAGAAAGTGGAGACCGATCATTGAAGACAAGTTCTCGATGCGGTGCAGCTACCTGATTGACCGGGAAGGATATGCTATCCAGATCATGCCGACAGACGTGATCATGCTGGCCCAATACAAGATCAAGAGGAAATCAGACCGATGAGAAGAATCATGATCCTGAGGACCGAGGCGGGAGACAGATTCCACATCCTTTCCCTTGATGTAGCCAGTGAGATTGCGTTCCGTCACTACCCCAGGGCCTTCGACGATGGCAAACACGGAGGAAGCCTCGAGATCATCTATTCTGAATGGCCGAGGCGGCGTTACATTTCTCTCACGTTCAATGACAAACAGGATGCAGAACAATTTGAGGCCGAGTTCCTCACGTTCATGCGTGAGGGATCGATTCCGATCGAAACCGAGGATGGTCGAGAGATGAGATTTTGGTTTGAAACCGAAATCGTGGAGATCAAGGATGCATACCATTGACACCGGCATCATTGTTCATGATGGCATGGGCAAGCTCGAAAGACTCATCAATGCATGGAAGGTCGGGACCAAAATCTGCGAGGAAGAAAAGATCACCGGGTTCGCTGCCTTCAAGAAAAAGGTGAAGGTCATTGTTCTCGTTAGAAAGTTTTTGAAGATCTTGGCCTGGCAGAGAGAATCACTTGCATTGAATTTGATGAACATGGTAGATTTGGTGAAGCTTCAGGACAGGATGTTCAAGGAAGGGCTCGTCTGCGGCTTCCAGAACCCTGCCATCAATGAAGCGGCCCTCGTGGAACAATACAGAAAAGCCGGAAAAGACATACCGATCAATTAAGCAATAAGCGGGGAATCGGGAGAATAAAGATGTCACACACCATCCTCAGTGACACGGCCCTTCGTGTTCTTGGACGACGATACCTCTTGAGAAACGATGATGGAGAAATCGTCGAAGATCCTGATCAAATGTTCCTCCGGGTTGCGAAGTCTGTAGCCAGAAACGGGACAGATATGGATCGGTTTCTTGAGGCAATGCGAAACCTCGAGTTCCTGCCGAACAGTCCGACCCTGATGAATGCCGGAACTGACCTCGGTATGCTCAGTGCCTGCTTTGTGATCCCGATCCCTGATTCGATCACCGGCATCATGGATGCGGCCAAGACCCAGGCCCTGGTCCAGAAGGCCGGTGGCGGAACCGGCTTTTCATTCTCGAGGCTCCGGCCTGCCGGGGACATCGTGAAGAAGACCCATGGAATCTCTTCGGGCCCCCTTAGTTTCATGCAGGTCTTCAACGCCACGACCGAAACGATCAAACAGGGAGGAAAACGACGGGGAGCCAACATGGCTGTTTTGCGTTGCCTTGATGGCGAAACCTTGATCAACACAATAAATGGCAAAATCAAAATAAAAGATTTGGTCGGACAACAGCCTTATGTTTATTCGTGCGATCCAAACACTAGAGAAATCCACATTACAAAGGCCAAAAGGATTTTTGTGTCCGATACAAATAGGAAAATGGTGAGGGTTTGGTTTGATAATGATGATTTTGTCGATTGTACTCCCGATCACAGATTCATGTTGAGCAATGGGAAATACAAGGAAGCATCATCATTGATACTTGGCGATAGTCTGATGGCCTTTTTTAAGAGCATAAGAAAACATGGCAAGCACCATAGAAGGCTGATAAAGTGCAGCGGAGGCAAGGCTATTTTTGAGCATAGAGCTATTGCTAGAGACATCCTTGGATTCAATGTCTCTTACGAGTTAAATGCTCATCACAAAAATGAAGATTATCTTGATAATGATCCATCAAACATAGAAGTTTTGACTAGATCAGATCATGCAAAAAAACACAATGACAATCTCAACGTAGCTAGAGAAATAGAATCATCAAAGAGAAAAGGAAAAACACTTGAAGAAGTTTATGGTGTTGACAAGGCCTTAGCATGGAAAGAAAAAATGGCAAAGGCTAAACTCGGTAAAACACCATGGAACAAAAACCGTCGGATAAGTAATCATAGAGTCATTAAGGTTGAGGAATTTGGGGTCGCTAAAGAGGTTTATGATATTTCATTAGCTGAATACCATAATTTTTCAGCCAATGGGGTTTTTGTTCATAATTGCGATCACCCCGACATCCTGGATTTCATCAAATGCAAGCACGACGGCAAGAGTTTCAACAATTTCAACACGTCGGTTGCAATCACGGATGAATTCATGGAAGCCCTGGAGCGGGGCACCACATACAAGATCATCAACCCCAGGACCAAGCAAGTCGAAACCGAACTCGATGCCAAGACGGTCTTCGAGATGATCGCCACAGAAGCCTGGACCACGGGAGATCCAGGCATCATCTTCATCGACAGGATCAACAACACGGCACTGGCTCCCCTGGGAGAAATTGAAGCAACAAATCCCTGCGGAGAACAGCCTCTCCTGCCGTTTGAATCCTGCAACCTTGCCAGTATCAATCTCACCCGGTTCATCATGGATGATGGCAAAATCAACTTCGGTCACCTGCAAAGTACTGTCGAGACAATTGTCGATTTTCTCGACTCCGTCATCGATGTGAATGTGTTTCCTACCAGAACCATCAAAGACACAACCATGAGGACCAGGAAGATTGGCATCGGTATCATGGGATGGGCCGATGCTCTGATCAAGATGGGGATACCGTACGAGAGTCAAGGGGCCGTCAAGCTGGCCTGCACCGTAATGGAAACGATCAAGACAAGGGCAATCATCAGGAGTGAAGAGCTTGCAAACCAGTACGATGCGTTCGAACTGTATGATGCAGACAAGCTCATGATCAACAAGAGAAGGAATGCCACCCTCACGACCATTGCGCCCACCGGGACCATCAGTATGATTGCCGGATGCTCGAGCGGCATCGAGCCTTTGTTCGCACTTGCGTACAGGAAGATGAATGTTCTTGACGGGGCCGAGTTTGAGTATTTCAACCAAGATCTTGTCGAGCACCTTGACCGGGTCAAATGGATTGAAAGGCCGGAACTCAAACAGAAAATAATCGAAGCCGGTTATTTGCCCATGCTACCTGATGGTGGAGACACATACCGAAAAATCAGGTCCATCTTCAAAACTTCGCATGAGATTGACCCGGAGTGGCACATCAACATGCAGGCGGCATTCCAGGCCTACACGTGTAATTCGGTAAGCAAAACGATAAACATGACTCGTGACTCAACTGTAGAGGATGTTATCAATGCATACAGGACGGCTTACAATGCAGGATGTAAGGGAATCACAATCTATCGGGACAAGAGCCGGGAGGAACAAGTGTTGGAGAAGGGGATTGAAATCAAAAAGCCCGATACTGAGGATACCCACGAACCTCAGGTCAGACCTCAGGCCCTCAGTGGCTTGACGCAAAAGGTGGAGACAAGCTGTGGGACCATGTACGTCACGATCAACTGGAATGGCAATGGGAAGCCATTCGAAGTTTTCACAAGGGTCGGTAAAGCAGGAGGATGTGCATCGAGCCAAAGCGAAGCCATGGGAAGAATGGTCTCTCTCGCTCTGAGGAGCGGGGTCCACCCGTCACATATCGTGAAACAGCTTCGAGGAATCAGTTGTCATCTTCCAAGAGGAATGGGAAACAACAAGGTATTATCCTGTGCCGATGGAGTCGCTCAAGTCCTGGAAAGCGTCTTCATGAAGGAACACCCTGTACAGCAGACTCCTATCAGGGGGGCATGCCCAGAGTGCCAAGGTCCCATCGAGCAACAGGGCGGATGCTCAACCTGTAGGAACTGCGGATATAGTGATTGTAGTTAGGAATAATCACGTATGAAAAGACGATCATCCCACACAAAAATTCGAAGATACATTGGCCCCAAGATACTTGGTAGGGCCTTAAAATCCAATGAAGAGATTCACCATATAGACGAAAATCCTTTTAATAATGATCATAATAATTTGATTATTTGTTCTGGATCATATCATAGAGGGATACATGGAAAACTTACACGAAAGAAAAATGTTAAGATTTTTGGAAGTGATGTTAAGTCAATGCTAGAAGAAGGATACTCAATAAGACACATTTCAGAAATCTTAAAAGTTAATAAAAGAAAAATCGAAAACGTAATGAAAGATTTAGGATTGAAAAGAACAAAATCAGAAGCTGAAAGATTAAAGTGGGATATGCGAGGAATGAGAAATCCAAGGAAATCCAGATGAGAAAAGGCTATACACTCGAATTTACTCAGGAGATCGAAGGCAGTAAGGATCTTCCTGTCAACATGACGCTTGTGGTATGGCCGACGGCCCGGAGCATCCTGTTGGAGTTCGCTAGTGAAACGGAAAAATTCAAAAAGAAAGGAGTTATTTCTGGTCACACCCCAGATGGTAAGGGATGGGAATTTCCGCTTGAAGATGCCATCAAAAGCATCAACAAAAGAGGAGTCTGGGGCTTCTACAGGTTCCAGTCGAAAGAAGTCCACATGTGGTTCAGGAAAAACGCAAAACCGAAAGAAATAAAGGCCGTGTTGGTTCACGAACTAGGCCACTGGATGGAACCTCATCACAGGAAGCTGGACAAAGAAGAAGACAAGGCATCGAAGTATGAGTTTGTCTATGCTTTTGCCGAAGACATCTGGACTCACCTTAGCAACCTGTTGGAGAAGGGAGAAATGAAATGAACATTCAGGCACTGAAACCTCTCGTATGGCTCATCGTGGCAATCCTGATCTGTGTGGCAGGCCTCCTGTGGGCAACAGACAAGGCGTTCCTCATGCTCCTCGGCGTTATCGCCTGTCTGATCTCACAAAAGGGCAGCAAGGAATTCAGAAAGTACAGGTTCTGGAAACGATTCGAAGAGTACGTCAACAGTGAAAACGGAACTGACACGTGGGAAGCAGAAGGGCCCAATCATGATCACGTATGCAATGGGTGCGGTAAGAAAGGAGAGTGTGGTAAGGAATGAAGGCATTTGCTCATCTGCACTGCCATACATCGGCAAGCCTGCTTGATGGTGTGATCAGTCCCGAGCGGCTTCTCGAGGCAGCGAGAGACAAGGGGATCTCGGCAATAGCGTTGACGGACCACGGGAATATGGCGAGTCATCTTCCAGCTGAAATTGAATCCAAGAACATCGAGAACTGCCCGAAAGTGATATACGGATCTGAACTGTACGTGGTGCCCGACAGGATTGAGAAAGAAGGCAAGGATGACAGACTTCATCTCGTCCTGCTTGCCAAGAACGAAGAGGGATACCGCAACCTGATGAAAATCAACAACGAGGCCTGGCGTTGTTTCTACTACCGGCCCAGGATCGATTTTGATTTCATCTCGAAACACCACAAGGGGCTCGTGGCACTCAGTGCGTGTGCCAAAGGAATTGTCGCCGGAAAGATAGCCCAACAAGATTTCAGGTGCGCCATCGATACTGCCACCAGATACCAGGATCTTTTCGGCCATGACTTCTATCTTGAGATCCAGTTGATAAATGTCGATGTGGGTGGTGAGAACCTTCAAACACGAGTCAACCGGGGCCTCATCACCCTCAGCGACCGTATGGACATCCCGTTGGTCATCACGAATGATGTGCATTACATCAACGAGGAAGACTGGATTCTGCACGAGAAAATGCTGCACTTGAGCACCGGAAATGTCGACTGGCACTTCGAGACCAAAGACATCTGGCTCAAGACCTGGGATGAACTCAATGAGGCTCGAGAAGAATACTTCCCCGACATAACGTACAACCAATTCAAGAAGGCCATGACCCGGACCCTCGAGGTGGCCGCAAAATGCGACCACCATATCAAGACCGGAGATGCTCATATCCCAAGGTTCGACTACACGACTCACCCGGAATACAAGGGACACAAAACCAAGGAAGATTTCTTCATCCACATCTGTGTCGATGCCCTCAGGGAGTTCGTCAGGGCCAACCCTAGCGTGAGTATTCCGCTCTACGAGGACCGACTGAAAAAAGAGGTCAACGACATCATCCAGATGGGAGCCATCGACTACTTCCTGATCGTCGAGGATCTCGTCAGGTTTATCCGGGGCCAGGGTAAACTCATTATGATCAGAGGGAGCGCAAACGGAAGTCTTGTTTGCTACCTGCTCAAGTTCGGCCACATCGATCCGGTCAAGCACCACATTCTCTTCGAGCGGTTCATCAGTCCGGCCCGAGTCGAGATCGGTATGTTTGACGTTGACATCGATATCGACATGGAACGTGAAATGCGGCCCAAGGCGGTCCAGTACCTCAAAGAAAAGTACGGTGAGAGCCTGATCTGTAATGTCGGCAGCTACGGTAGACTCATGTGGAAAGCCGCCATCAAGGACATGGGGCGTGTCGAGGGCCTCGAGATCAAACACAAGCTCGAGAAAACTACTCACCCGACCGAACGGAAAGAACTCGAAGAGCGATTGGATCAGTTCAGCTTCAAAAAAATAAACGAGTTGACCGCCATGATGGAACGGGCATCCCAACAGGAGGGCGGGGACATCTCACTCGAGGAAACCATCAAGAACCAACCGGCCTTCAAGGAGTGGTACGATGCAAACAAAGAATGGGTTGAAAAGTATGTCAGACCTATTGTTGGGCTTCCAAAGAGCCCCTCGATTCACCCTGCGTCGGTCGTCATCCTTCCGGGACACATGGACGAATGGCTCCCCATCAGGAGTCAAGCAAGCCCCCAGGATAAAACCAAGCGGGTCCTTTGTACGCAATGGGAAGGGTCGCATACGGGCCGTGAAGACCTGAGGACCTACGGGGTCATGGCTCTCGACATCCTGGGAGTCAAGACACTGAACGTGGTGGCCGACACCATCAGGATGATCGAGAGGACTCGAGGCATCAAGATCGGGATCGAGGACATACCGTTCGACGATCCCAAAACCATCGAGGGATTCGTGGCAGGCGAGACTCTCGGGGTATTCCAGCTGAATGCTCCCGGCATCACCAGGATCGTGAGGAATGTGAAGCCAGACTGTTTCAGTGACGTGGTGAACCTTTGTGCGATCGACCGGCCAGGACCCCTCTCGATGGGGGCCCAGGTCTCATATGCCAAGCGCAAACACGGCCATGAGCCCATCGAGAAGCTCCACAAGACCATCGATCCCGTCATGGAAGATGCCCTCGGGATGCCGATCTTCAACGATCACATCATGATGATTGCGATGTATTTCGCTGGATTTACGCCGGTCGAAGCCGAAGAATTGAGGAAGGTCTCGAAGGCCAAGAAAGGCAAGGAAAGCATCGCTCCGTTCAAGGAGAAGTTCATCAGCCAGGCCGTCGAGCTTCATGGTGAAGAGGTCCAGGAAGCCGCCGAAACCATGTGGGAAAAGATCGAGCAGTTCGGAGCCTACAGTTTTCCAAAGGCTCATGCCAGTGGATACGGCCTTGTCGCCTGGGCCACCATGTATCTCAAGACGAACTTCCCGGAAGAATTCTTCTGCAACCTGTTGAACTTCTCGGATCATGACAAGTACTCCGAAGTCAGGCTCGTCGCCAAGCGTGAGTACGGGGTCCGATTCGTCATGCCTGATGTGAACCGATCCAAGAAAAACTTCATCATCGACGACGGCAAGATCGTGTGGTCATTGTCTGGCATCAAGGGCCTGGGCCCAACAGCCCTGACGAACCTGATCAAGGGCCAGCCCTACAGTTCATTCGACGATTTCTACAAGCGGTCTGACAAGCGGCAGCTGAACAAATCCAGGATGGAGGCCGTGATCCTGTCGGGGTGCCTCCGGCAGTTCGGGGAGCCCCTCGATCTCATCAAACGCATGTATGAGCTAAGAAACGCCGAAGGAAAGAAGGGCAGCTACGACCCCCGGTACGATGAATTCCAGGAGACCGACTGGCAGAGAAGTAAAACAGACCATCTCGGTTTTCAAACAATCAGCTATTTTGACACATATGGCAAATCATCGCTTGACATGACCCGTGTTGGTGAGATAACATGTTGTGCATCAGGTAGCGAAGTGATTGCGGTTGGGCAAATCTCAAACCTCAGAACCCTACAGAGCAAGCGGGGACCATACCTCAAAGGAAAACTTTCCGATGTCGACGGTTCGATCGACGTAAACATTTGGAACGAAGAATACGAGAAACTCCAGAGAAGGAAACGAGTACCGAACGATGGGGACATCATACTGGTTGTCGGTACATACAAGGAATGGCGGGACCTCAAGTCAATCCACGTAAACAGGATCAAGAAACTCTAGTAGGAGCCGAAGATGGAGTACGAAGACCTCCGGGACAGGAAGGTCGATCCGGCTAAGAAGCCATCACTCCCACCAGGATTCACCTTCGACCCAGAAAACAAGCGATTCATCACGTGTCAGAATCCTCATGACGAGCATCCCAATCGGAAGCCACGATTCGAGATCATCGAGTATCGTGGGTGCTTGCCCGTGTTTGAATCGAAGGTGGCGGGGACCACGTTGGAAGGCAGGCCCTTTGTGTTTCAAGAACTCAAGGGCAAGTCCACCAAAATGAAGGCTGACGTGATGGTTTGCCTCAAGCGAGACAAAGCCAACCCCTTCGATTCCAACGCCATCAAAGTCTTTGGATACGTCCAGGACAATGACGGTAACGAGATAATGGCCCCCAAGATGATCGGGTTCCTCCCCAAGGAGGTTGCGGCATTCGTTCGCTATGTGGCTCACTACAGGATCGGCTACAGAGTCAAGATGGACCGTTTTTCTGCTCACAAAGCCTTTCCGAGCATGACGCTGATCCTGACTCCATTTCCGGTCGACGATACTTCCTCGCATCTCATGAGGGACATGTCCGAAGAGGTTGTGGCGGCACCGGCGGTCAAGAAGGTCGTGAGCGGCAAGACCGTGGAAGAATTCAGGGAAGCCCTGATAAAACAGATGAGGAGGAAGTGATGCCCATCTACGAGTTCAGGTGTGAAAACTGCGGCAAGGTCAACGAGATCTACTCCAGGGTCAGCGGAAAACAACAGGAGGTTTGTCGGGTTTGTGGCGGGTTAGCCCGGAAAATAATCTCGGCCCCTGGGGCCGTCCGGGCCGGAGACGGTAAGCTGACCGGCATCGACGACACTGATGACTTGACGATCGGCAAGCTCGTGGCTAACCGTGGTATCCCGGCTGAACACAAACGTGAATGGAACAAGCGGCAGGCCAGGATCAAGCGTGTCGCTGAGTACGAACGGGGACTTCGTGAACGAAGCAAACGGTATGGATTCACCCCCGAAGAAGGGGATGCGTGAGTGCCGACGTACAAGCTCTTGACGAATCTGAATCATGAACATGCTCCTGGTGAAATGTTCAATCACCTTGTCTACGTGTGGAAGTTGCTCAGGACCAATGCCGGAAGTGTCAGGATGAGTTCAGAGACAGCCTTTGACAAAAGCGAAGCAAAAGTTAGGGTATACTTCACTGATCATACTGGAGCCAAGATCGTGCTTGGCAACAGATCCATCACACGTCTCGAGATGGTTCAGAAACGACCATACAGGTCAGAAGATTTCCTTTTCGAGATGTTTCATGGAATAGCTTCCAGAATTGAAAAAGTCCCGTACATAGGATTTACCACGAGCAAGAAGACCGACTACAATTTCTTCACGGTTGCCATGGAACATGACCATACTCTCAAACGAATCTTCGATGTTGCCAAGAACCAATCTCTTCCCATATATGGTGCGGCACTCAAATCATTCGTGACTTCAGAGGCGATCAAAGGGGGCCAGCTTGTCGTGCTTGATGAATGCGGATCCGTAAGACCGGCAGAGCCTGGTGATGAAACAGCAAGGTATGTCGGGATCGCCACCGAAACGGTTCCGAAGGGCGGATTCGTCATGATCCAGTTTGGTGGCGGGGGCGATGCCATGTTTGCACCAGACAGCAACGTAGAAGGAATTCGAGTAAGGACTGGTCCGAAGGTCGAGATAATCGAGAAGAAGAGAAAGAAGGCAATCACCATCACATCACTTGAAGACATCAGAGAAAAACTAAGGAGGAGCTAGGATGGAAAGAAAGATTCACAACACCAACGTCGAGATAAAAAGGAAGCATTTCGAGACGTTCGCCAAACTCATCAGCAATCAATTCGAGCATGGCGGAGACAAGTACAAACAAGAAGGCGACGGGACCAAGGAACAGACAGATGTCATCTGCGAATTCGTGCCTGGATCCACCGGGGTCGACTGGATCCTCGGGACCATGCAGAAGTATCTTGGCCGGTTCAAGAACTTCCAGCGTGAAAAGGATCTGCTCAAGATTGCCACCTACTGTTACATCACGTGGCTCAAGATGGGATTCCACCTCAACAAAGAGCACGATGAAGATACCGGGAGGAGAGGATGAACTCTCTGCGGGACTTCCTGACGTTTGAATTCGAGCGTGGCGGCGAGACCTACGTGATCGACATGGACGAGGCGATGGATCTGACCGACACGTACAACGCTCTGAACACGATGGCCTCCAAGATCGACCTCCTGGAACAGGTGGCGGCTTCACTCGAGTTTGAACTCGATGAGGCCCAATCGGACCTTGAAGTCTTTGTGGCAGAACAGGATGAAGAAATCAGGAAGATCATCGGCAAGGGAGAAGAAAAGATCACGAAGGCCATCCAGCGGCTCCCAGGATGGCGGAAAAAGGCCAAGATCATCAACATGAAGAAAAGAGACTTAGCAATCGCCAGGGGCCATCTCGGGGCTCTCAAACGAGCCTCCTATCTTCTTGAGGTCAAGAGGAATGATATCAGGAAATATCCAGAATTGGGAGAAGACACGGAGTACATGGCAAAAAAGAGTTTCCCAATCAAAAGGAAGTCCAACCGTACACCCGTTCTTGAGGAGGACGAAACATGAGCACAGATGTTGAAAAACTCAAAGGCATGATTGAGGAAGAGAAGAAAGACGACGAAGAAAGGAAGAAACGCCAGGAGCGAGGCGACATCGGGTTCTACAGGCCCGAGGTCGGCAGGAACTGCCTCTACTTGTGTCCGGCCCATGAGAACATGGAAGGGATCCCGTACGTCAAGAGGGGCAAGCACCGGAACTGCGGTCCTGAAGGCAAGACTGACTTCATGTGCCGCCGGTCCACCGGCAAGGAACCGATCAATGACTGCCCTCAGTGCGTCGAGATCAAGGAATTGTATGGGACCGGCAAAGAGCGTGACAAGAAGAAGGCTTCGAGGATGCGCCGAGGTCAGCGGTTCTACTGGAACGTTATCAACATGAAGCCCCTGCTGGAGCTTGGCGACGACGAGAAGGTCACGATCCCGGATTGCTTCCTCGACTATCCTGACGAGGAAGACACGAAGACCCGCAAGGCCAGAGGATGCAAGCGGTGTGATTACATCGATTCCTGCGAGGAAGGGATCATTGTTTTCTCGTTCGGCCCCAAGATCAAGGAACAACTCTTCGATGAGGACAATCTCGAGAAATTCCTCAATAAGGGCATCGACGTGACCAACCCGAAAGGGTTCTACCCCCTCCAATTCAAGCGGAAGGGCGAGGAAGTCCTGAACACCGACTACACTGGAGTCAAATTCGGTGAGAAGGTCAAGTTCCCTGATGAGGTAGCGGCCAGGATCAGCGAAGGACTGATCGATCTGAGTCAATTGAGCATCCCGAAGAGCGTGGATGAAGTCAAGAAGCTCATGACGGGTGTCCCGACCGAGGATGCCGAGGGAGAGAACGGGGACGAAGACAAGCCCAAGTGCTTCGGCAAGTACGATGACGATGAAGAGAAATGCCTGAAGTGCGACTATTCGGATGTCTGCGAGGTCGAGACAGAAGGGAAGGGATCATCAGACGATGAAGATGAAGCCCCGCCCAAGAGCTCGGCAGCAAAACAGGAGGATGACGAAGAAGACGAGAAACCTCCCAAGAGGAGTGCTGTGAAGGATGAGGATGACGATGACGATCCTCCGCCCAAGAAAAAAGCAAAAGATGACGACGACGATGATGACCCTCCTCCCAAGAGATCAGCCTCCAAAGATAACGATGATCTCGAGGCAACCCTCAGGCGTATGGCGAAGGAAGGCAAGCCCAAGGACGAAGACGAGGACGAATGATGAATTCGAAGGAAATGAGAGACAGGCTTGAGACCGGCCTGTCCAAGAAGAAAGACATCACCTTCCTTGGCAAACATGCCTCTTACGGCCTTGTGCTGAAATGCATCTCGACAGGTGCGCCATCGCTTGATCGAATAATCGCCAAGGACATTGATGGCAATTGGGGCTTCCCGTGTGGCAGGGTCTGCTTTGTGAGCGGGAAGCCAGGTTCTGCAAAGACAACCCTCTGTCTTCATCTTTGCGCCCAGGTTCAGCAAGCAGGTGGCGTTGCCTGCTATATTGACGGTGAGTACAGGATCGATCGCCTCTACGCTCAAAGGATCGGCGTGAACATCGATGAACTCTTCTACTCCGCCCCCGAGTCACTCGAGGATGTGCTTGAGACAACCGAGCACACAATCAACATCGTGAAGGGTCTGAGGGAAGAGGCCACGCTCAAGAAAGAAATCAGCAGGATCCCGATCATCGTGGTGGTCGACAGTACCAGTATCGCCACCAAGGCCGAGATGGAATCGGAAGAGTATGGTAAGGGCGGCAAGGGCGAACACGCAAGGCTCATTTCCCAGGCCATGAGGAAGATCACGCCGGTCCTGGGGAAGACATGTGTATGCGTGTTGTTCGTCTGCCAGATCAAATCCAAGATTAACATGGGATACGGGACCAGGGGGAGCAACGAGACCTTCCTGGCCGAAGATGCCCTCCGCTACCATTGTTCTGTCGGATTGAGATCTGTTAGGATCTCGACCCTCAAGGACAAGGATGACATCAAGTATGCTGATGTCGACAAGTTTGTCACGACCAAAAACTCGTGCATGGCTCCGCTCCAGGCAGCTGAAGTCGAGGTGAAGTACGGGGTTGGGTTCAACTACTACACGAGCCTCACCGACACTCTCCTGGAACATTATGGAGCAACCGTCAAGGGCTCCTGGTACAGCCATGATGATCTTGGCAAGTGGCAGGGCAAGGAGGGGATCAAGAACCTGTACGAGAAAGACAAGGATTTCAGCAAGAAGGTTGCCAAGATCCTGGCATCACCCTCACAGAGGAAGATAATTGTATGAGACTCATTGCGATCGGAGATATCCACATATCTGACAACATCCCGTACTCGAGCCAGACGAACGACCGGCTCCAGAATGAACTGATGGGGGCCATGAATCAGGTCATGGTTGTCTGCAAGGAAGAAGACATCAATCATGTTGTCGTTGCAGGCGACATTTTTGACAGGATCGATATTTCTCCGAGGGAAATGGAAGCCTTCAAGAAATTCGTCAGGATGGCCCAGGACCACGATGTCCAGTTGTTCATGATATCTGGAAATCACGAGGTCGATGAGGAAGGAAACGCTGTGATCAAAGGGTTGGCCGAACTGATGGGATTCAAACATGCAGCAACGCCAACCCTCATCACGCCCCCTTGTGGTCACAAGTGGATGAACGTGTCGGTGGGCCATGACTTCGAGCTTTGCCTGTTCGACTATCATCATTTGCAACAGGAACTGTTCGACGACATCAGGAAGGCCCTGAAAGCTTCCGAAACAGACACCAGGATCTTTGTAGGCCACCAGCCGGTCGAGACCATGCTGATGAGCAACTCGATTGCCTGCACGTATGGTGTGCCTGCCGTCTGGTTCGACAGTGCCGGGATCATCGGGAAGAACTTCAACATCAGCATCATGGGTGATTTCCACCGAACCCAATACCTGCCTGATGGCGGCATCTACACCGGAAGCCTGATCCAGAACAGCTTCAAGGACGAGGGCAGTACCCCCTCGTACCACATCGTCGACACGGTCAAGAAGACGATCACGTCGAAGCCGATCAAATGTCCCAGGTTCCACGTGATCCGAATCGTCGAGGGCCGTGCCGGTGGCCCCGACTACGATGCTCTCACGAAGGGTGGGTACATCAGGATCTCGATGATCGGCACAAAAGAATTTGTCGAGGGATTCAACCTTGATGAATTAAAGGAAAAGATCATCGACGAATATTCACCCATCAAGCTCATGTTGGCAAACCCTACGATCACGTGCTCCATCCCTAAGGTCGAGGACATGTTCGTTACCAGATTGATGAGCGACGAAGAGCTTGTCGAGAGGATCATCAAGAAAAAGGAAACCGAACTACCGGAGAAGATGTTGTATGAGGCTGGAGTCAAGTACCTACGAAGAGCAAGGGAGGACAAGAAATGAGAACAATCATCATGGTATTCGTCATCACGACAATGGTATTGACGGCATGTTCGAAGGGTCCATACCCTGCAAGCAGGGCCGAAATCTGCGAATTCCTCGGCCTCGATATGCCCGAGGGGGACCTTACAATCATGTGCGACAACGAGTGCAATGACCGAAACATCTGTAAGGCCCTTGGGCTTTCCTACCGCTGTGAAGAAGGCGTTGACTATTGTTTCGACAAGTACCTCATATTGACGAAAGAGGTACTCGAATGGCAAACGATTCTTGTTCCTTCTATCCCGTGCCAATAGGAGAGCACCATGGAGGAAGAACAGAAAAAAAATAAGTACGAATGCGAGACACGTGAATGTAAGATCTGTGGCTCGAGTTTTATTGAGTTCTGTATCTCGAGAAACATGCACTGCGGCCTTTGCCAGCTACGCATCGAGGTCGAACGCAAGAAACGAGGAGAGAAGAATGTCAGAGATACTCTATAACCAGTGCCCCCTGTGCGAGCAACCAGTCCCTACGGATTCGAGGTTCGTCAGGACCAAGCGGAAGCAGCTGGTCCATGAGGGGTGCGCCAAGGAGGTAGCGGAACTCTACCTCAGCCTGACGATGAAGTCAGGATCAGTTCATGGGCCCAAGGTTAAAGCCCCTCCGCCTCCGCCGAAACCGGATGGCAAGAAAGGAAAGGAACAAGATGATCGTAAGGAAGATCAAGGCAAAGAACTTCGTCACGTACGAGAACCTGTCGTTGACACTGCCGACCAGGGGGATAATCGGGATCGAAGGCCGGAATCTGGACAAGCCGGTTCTTGATACCAATGCCGTCGGCAAGACCCTGATCCTCGACATGGTTTCGTATGCCCTGTATGGGGAGGTGCTTCGCAAAAAGGCAGCAAACATCATTGGCCCGTTCGGCAAGAACACGCTGCTTGAGGTCATGTTCTATTCTCCCCGGCTTGGTGGTGAGTTCACCATTTCCCGCAAACGTACCGGGTCAGCCGAGACCGTAACGGTCAATGTTGGAGACAAGACCTTCAGTGGCAGGCCTCGCAACATGCAGCCCAAGATCGATCAGATCATCGGGGTCGAGTGGCTCACGTTCCAGAACTGCATCCTGTACGGGGATTCCAGGGAGACCAATTTTGTCTATGTGGCCGACAGCAAGCGGAAGGAAATCCTGGCCCAGATCGCCGGGATCCTCCATCTGCGGGAAGCCAGGAAGCTTATCGGTCCTGACCTCAAGGATGCCGAGAACAGCCTCTCCAGGATCGAAGGATCTGTCGAATCCCTCATGAACGCCAAGACGACGGCCAAGCACCGGGTCGAAACAGACCGGGAACGGCTCGAGAATTTCGAGCAGGAGCAGAACCAGGAGGTCGAGGCCACCGACAAGGAAATGGAGACCATAAGGGGCAAGCTGCATGACGAGGGGCCCCTCCGGGAAAGCATCGACAAGACTCACGAAAAGATCAAGGCATTGTCTGCCGAGATCGAAGGACTTGGTGAGAAGATCAGCCATGCTGAAGCCACAGAGCCCAAGAAAAGGCTCGAGAAGGCCATCCGGGAGATCTCCAGGACAGATACGATCCGGGAACAGATCGAAGGAGACATCAGAAAGCTCGATGAGTCAGGTGAATGCCCCATGTGTGCCACCACCGTGGATGATACCGTCATCGACCGGGTCCGGCGAAAGATACCGTTCCCGCCGGAAAGTGCCATCGAGGAAGAAAAGAAGGCCCGGCAGGACCTCAAGACCTTGGAAGACCTGAGGAGCAAGTACAACGAGAAGCTTGAGGAACGATCCGGCCTGAAGGACAGGGTCAAGAGTCTCGAGTACAAACTCAAAGAGAACGAGGCCGTCTTGCAGGACCTCGAACACCTTGATCACAAGAAGAAAAGCCTCAGTCGGCTTCGTGAAGAAATCCAAAAATCCCTGGACAAGGCCCAGGAGGATCTCGAGGCGGTATCGGAGGAACTGGTCCAGGTCATGTTCAACAAGCAGGGAGCCGTCACGAATCGAGATGTCCTGAAATTCTGGAATGAACAGTTCAGTCCCAAGGGAGCCGAGGGTGACTTGATCGTGGACCTGATCAAGAAGCTCCAGTCGTATTCAAATCAATACATCCACAAGCTCACGGATGGATCCATCTCGATCTATATTGAACCCGAGAAGGAAACGACCAAGGGCACGGTCAAGACCGAGATCACGATCGATGTCATCGAGAACGACGAGATCAAGGACTTTGACCTGTACAGTGGAGGCCAGCGCAACCGAATCGAAAAGGCCATCCGGCTTGGTCTCATGATGGTGTCGGGGGACGACATGAGATTCAAGCTGTTTGACGAGATTGGCAAGGATTTGTCTGTGAAGGGTTATGAGGAGATCGTAAAACTCATGCGAGAAATTTTCGATGGGCAACAAATTCTCCTCGTGACCAACGACAGGGAGTCGAAGAAGCTCTTTGATCACCGGATCCTGGTCATGCTTCAGGACGGCAGGTCAAAGGTCAAGTGCTCCTGGGGAGAAGATGATGGCTAAGAAACGATTGCTCAAAGAAGACAGAACCGAGCTTCTGTTCAAGAATGCCTCGAGGCTCAGGAAGGCCCTTGACAAGAAACGAGACCTCGGCATGATCATGGGCCTGGATCCTGGCCGAAACAAGCCGGGCATTGCCCTCCAGACCATGAACCTCGACAACAACAAGAAGCCCGTCACCATAACGCATTCGACCGTGACCCGGCTCAAGGGATTCTCCAAGGTCGTGGAAGTACAGGCTTGGGTCGGAGCAGAACTCGACGCATCCGAGCCCTTGCTGGTCATGATGGAAGACTACTCGTTTGGATCCGAGTTTGGCCGGGAGAAGGCAGGAGAAATGCACGGAGCCATCATGATGCTGATCTGGGAGGCCGGAATCCCGTTGATCAAGGTGGCTCCATCCCAGATCAAGTCCTTCATAGGAGCCATGGACAAAGATCACATCATGAAGGAGGTTCTGAGAAGGTACGAGATAGACACCAAGTCCTCAGACGAAGCCGACGCTGTCGTGCTGGTCAAGATCGGTGACGCTATCATCAAGGTGCTGAACACGATGGCAGGCATCACGGAGTTCGATGACCAGAAGAAATTCGAGGCAAACCCTCATCGATACTGCAATCTTGTCCAGAAGGAAGCGAAGATTGCGGTGAACCTTTTGATCGAGAAGGGCGAGACAGCAATCGAGTTCGCCACTGAGGCTGAAAAATACAGGATACGGTGAAATGGCCCTTTTTCTCACAAATTACCAAAGCTTGCTCATCAGGTGCTTGAAGGACGAGATCAAGGCATATCTGAGTAAAGCCAAAACCGAAACAGCCAAAGAGCAGAAAGAGCTTGCCAGGGCCTGGATCTTCGATGATGACTATGAACCTGATAGTGAATTTTCGTGCCGCAGGATATGTGAAGTCCTTGGTCATAACATCACGACCCTCAGGATGAATGTTTTGTTTGCCGAAAAGAAAGGCATGACCCTCATGCAATTTATCAATTTCAGAATGAAGAAAGGACAGGATCATGGACGTACGGAAGATGTTGGAACAGATGAAGACGGAGAAGGAGGAGACGAGCAAGAATAGGTTCGATGGCAAATACAAGATCATCAAGAAAGATGGTAAAATTGTAGATGTCCTGTTCTTGTTCGGATCTTGGGTTGGGCACAGACTCTCTGATATTCTGGAGGACCCCTCCGGTTACAACTACATCTACAACTACGTCCTGAGCCCCGAGCAGACCTTCCCGAAGGATTTCCAGAAGGTCGTGTTCAAAGTGGCGGAGAGGATAAGGGAAAAGATGGACGACTACATGCCTGATCTCGACGACGAACAGGATATACCGTTCTGAAACCAAAAAGGAGGAGCCCATGGGCCAGAAAATCACAAGAGAAATCATGAAGGCGGTTGTCGAGTGGTTGGGACCGGACGGTATTGCTCATTTCAAGCGATACAAGGAAAAATACGGCACAGTATCTCCAGTCTTCAAGACCGGCAGGCTCCCGTGGCCGGTCCACTTCCGTGAGGGCATGAAGGTCAGGAATTTTCTCAGGACCCTGCCTGACTGCAAGGGCTGGACCGACCATGATCTTGATAACGCATGGGCCGAAGTGATAGAATCGGCACTTGCTATCGACGTGGTCGAAAAAATCAGCAACCATGAACAGGAGGAAGAAAATGAAGAGAATCAGTGAGACCGGGTATGTACCGGCAGGCGAAAAAGAGGCATCCACTCTCGAGGAATGCGGCCTTGATCCCAAGAAGCTTCGTGCTGGTCTCAAGAAAGCGATCATCAAGAAAAAGAAGGATGCCGAACACGAATTCGGCCAGACAGATCTTGACCGGGTCAGAGTAACGGTCACGATCGATGTCGAGAAACTGTAGTTAACCCACAAAGACAATGGGAGAAAGCAGAATGAAAAAGATCATGATGGCGATGGTGGCGGTACTGCTCATGTCTCCGTTGGTGATGGGGCAGGGTGGTGAAATCTACAACCCCGACGGTCTCACGTGGGATCACAACACAGAGCCTGACCTGGCAGGCTACTACATCTACGAGACCACCACACCAGGGAACTACGAGGGCCTCACGTTTGCCGTTTCGATTCCTGCCGGTACAAATCGGTGGATGTTCGATCCAGACCACCCGGATGGAACATTCTATTGGTCAGCCACCGCATATGATCACGCAGGAAACGAGAGTGGCCGCTCAAACGAGGCAGAAGCCACATTTGATCATACTCCGCCCGATCCGCCTACAGGATGCATGACGTTCAACCAGTAAAGAAAGGGGGGGCGAAAGCCCCCCAGGAGATGCTCGATGAGCATAACGTGGAGAGGTCGGAAGATCCCGAACTACGTCAAGATGCTTGATCAGCAGGACACAAAAGAAACTTCCGATATTCTTGCCAAAGCATACGATCGTGTCGAAAAGATGGAAATCCCATACCACGATTTTGGGTCGATGCGAGTTTCCCTTCGTGATGTTTTCGATGTACACCTAAACGTGTGCATTGAAAACATCTTGAAAGAGCACGAAGCAGGGAAAGCATTCAACGACGGCAGAAGACTCACGACACAAGAAGAATATGAAAGATGCCACAAGCTTCTCCTTGACGGGAGTCTGGTTGAATTCCAGGAATTCATCTGTACCCTCAAGAGAGTCACGCACAGAAAGCATCCAGCCGGAGAACGAAAAACCATCAATATCATTGATTTCATGGGAGCAGAATCATGACTGACCAGGAGTATCAGGCCAAGATGCAGGCCGAACGAGATGTCATCGACAGCGAAATCGAGCAATTCCTTTTCGATTGCGCCCACCGGGCCTGGCCCACCGTGGATCGTGACAAGGCCATCAGGATGCTCGATACTTTTCGGAACATGCTCGACATCCATGGTGAGGTCATGAGGACTCTCGGTGACATCAACGCCGGATGCGACCTCGAGAGAGGAGACGAGATCTACCGACAGGTCAAGGTCGTGAAGGGGGAGGGCCGGACCATCCACGAGCACGAAGGTGACATGATCCGACAACGACTCCTCAAGACGATCGAGTCCTTGAGGAAGGCAGAAGCAGAACTCGAAGAGACCAAGACCTGCCTCGACTGGACCGGCCAGATCGCCATTGCGCTCGAGAAGGCCCTGGAGAAGGCAAGGGATTTTTACGAGCGGTGCTTCGAGGTCACGGGAGGTTGTGATCATGCCGTCGGGATCTGTGAGTGTGCTGACCGGGCCGACTACGAAGAGATCTGCAAGCTGGTCCCTCCCGTCAAGACCACGACACGTCTCTGGTGCCCCAAGTGCGGGGCTGAATTCGAACATGATGGACCCGTGCCGTCCGGCCTCATGATGTGCCCGGAATGCCCCTCAGGAGGCATCAAGGGGGTGTTGCAACGTGGGTAACCGGCACAAACGATCGGTCTCGATGTATGATGCCTACCCCTACAGGCCCAGGGGGCCCAACGGGGAACGGTATTGCCGGTACTGCGGCCAGCAGGTCCCGAAGGGCAGGCGCACCTGGTGCAGTGACGAATGTGTGGATGAGGCCTCGATCAGGTGCAATCCATCACATGCGGCATACCGGGTAGGCCAACGAGACAAGGGGGTCTGTGCAATCTGCGGGGTCGACACCAAGATCCTGAAGAAACGGGCCATACGGGAGCGTGGTGAATTCCTGGCCGAAATGATGGACAGGGGATTCCCGGATGTCTGGAGGGAGTGGTGGGAGGCCGACCACATCATACCTGTATCGGAGGGCGGGGGCCACTGCGGCCTCGAGAACTACAGGACCCTGTGTGTGCCGTGTCACAAGTCAGAGACAGCCAAGCTCAGGAAAAGACTGGCAAAGAGGAACCAGGATGGGACAGGAGCTTGACCGATTCTTGAGGTTATATGACCCGTGGTATCCGGTAGCCAAAAGGATGGGACGGTTCTTCGGAGCATCCGGGGATAACTCAACCGACACCCCCGTCCCGAAGAAAGCCGCTCCAGTGGCAACCCCCCCGGTGACCTACGAGGGGGATATCCAGAAGATCGACGGTAAATTCAGGATCAACGTCAATGGAAGGTGGCACACCATCTACGGAGGTGAAATCAGCCACGGGCCTCCAGAAGAACCGGCCAAGGTGAAGAAACCAAAGAAACGAGCCGTACCGATCACGGAATTCATGGAGGGAAAAGATGAGTGAACACTACCGTATCGAGTGCCGGATCTGCGGGGTCCACATGGGAGGATGCCGGTGCAGGGCCAAGGACAAGGCCATCCGGTACGACATCTGCAAAAAATGCATGGAGGAGAAGACCAATGAGGGGAAAAGTGGCGAAACGACTCCGCCGGATCGCCCGGCGGGAGGCAAGTAATGCCTACCAAAAAGACAGGATCTACTACTTCACGAAAGCCGGGACGAAGCTCCTGGCCTACGACTGTGCCCGAGGCCGATACCAGGCCCTCAAGAAAGCCTACCGAGAACTCCATCAAAGGGGACCCCAGGACCTGCCCAGGCTGCAAGGTAGCCTGCCGACCAGTGTTCCATAATGGATCACTCTTCTGGGCCTGCCCCCGGTGTGGCACCTGGCACCGCTTCTTCCGGGATGATCAGTACTGACCGGCCTGGGCTGGCTCACGAGACCGCCCCGATTTGATGAAAAGTCCACATCACATGATGTCGGGTAGCCATAAATAGAGAAGGCCCCTCAGAATCGATTGTCGTGGCTCTGAGGGGCTTTTCTTGATTTCAGGGCATTCTGTTACAAAAATGTACTCTTAGTCGTCCTCGGGGCTGTCCGGGAAGTAGCTCTCGCCATCCGGGACGGCATCTCGAAGGGCCTCGATGTCCTCGAGGGTCGGATCCTCGATCTCCCAGGCCTTGATGATCGACAGGACCGCAGGAAGTCCATACTCGTTGAGAAGTTCGAGAATGACCGATGCGAATTTGAGTTTTTCATCCATTGGCGTTCTCCTTGTGGTTGAAATGATCCGGGGACGGGGCGCTTGCTTCAGTTGGGTGTCTTGAATTTCATGACTGTTCCCCACCCCCGGTGATTTACATCAAAAGCATCCGTTCGGCGAAGGCCTGGTTCCGTGCAAACTCACGGGCCAGACGGCCACCATACTCCTCGATCAGTAATCCGGTCGCATCACGGCTCAGGTAGTCTGAGACAATATCGGTCAATTCGATCGACAGGGCCAGCAGGGCCTGGACAGCATCCTCAATCTTCAGTTTGATCCCCTCCTGTTGTTCTTTATCCGAGAGGTTCTTGTACATCTTGAGGAATTCGCAAGTAGACATGTGGATCGCCTTGTACTTGGCATGGATCTCCAGGATCTTGCCCTTCTCTTCGTCTCCGATGATTCCCCGGTCGTAAAGATCTGCCGACACCTTCATGGCTGTATCGACCGAGATCCTGACGGTATCGATGGTCGAGTACGTGTTCTTCACGAAACTCGAGCACCCGGTCACGAGTGCCCCCATCAACAGGACAATCATCAACACCAGCACCTTTCTGTTCGTCATGACGCTTCCTCCTTTTTACTTCTTCTGTTGGTTTGGGAGTCCCAAAAAAAATAGATGGCCCATTTTACCCGTGATGGCCTCTAGATGTCAAGGTCTTGCTCCAGGATGCACCGGCACAACCTGTGGGCTTCGGACCTGTAGTCCTGCCGGGCCCCCTGGACAACCTTTTTCAGTTGTCCTGCCAGGGACAACCTATTTTGGTTGTTCTGGAGCTTGATGAATTCATCCTCCAGGAACACGATCCCGTTGCTTACATCATCTGGCATAACGATGTCCCTGTGGCTGAATCCGATGTGTTCGAGGAACTGGTAGTTGGCTTCGGATCCGCAGAGCGGGATGAACGGGACCTCGAGTGCAGTGGCCGTTACGTCTGCGTGAAGTCGAGTCCCCACGAAATAATCACAGAGGCTCACGAACCCGGCGGTATAGTCGGGGGTCATGTAGGGCAGGCAGATGACCCCATGGTTCTCGAGTTCCCGATCGTGATAGGTGTCGGTGTCGTTGAACGGGACGTGAAGAAACGTGTAGGACGATCTGAACTTCTGGATGAAGTCGGTGAACCGGCGGAGATACTGTTTCCGGTCGATCCGAATGGTTCCGAATGAGTCGTCCTGACCGTACTGGAGATTGATCCCGATGACCCGTTCGTGCCAGTCGGTACAATCAAGACCGATGTTATGCACATCCCTGGGCTTCACGGTCAGGCCAGGGTCGTGACAAACCCCGATGTCAAGCTCAGGTCCCTCGCTGGTGCCAAGCCAGGCGTTCAGGAACCTGACGGATGCTGAATCCCGGACGGAAAAGAATTCAGCCCGTAGGAGAGCGTTCTTCTCTCTCCTGAGGTTTGTCCTCTGGGGGCCGGGGAATGGGTCGAGGTATGTGCTCACGCCGAAAAATCCGTACCGGAGATCGAACTCACTCAACGAGACGGCTATCTGGTCGGCATAAGGTTGGAACCTATTGGTTATGCAGGTTCCGCCACCAATCAGATAGAAGTCGTACAGATTCGCAAACTCCGTGATCTTCTTGTCACCATTTACGCTCAGGAGCTTCACCTTGATATCGCCACGATAGTTCTCAAAGATGAACTCCATCAGCCTCATGTACGCCACATCGTCTTCGTACCGGCCTCGACCGGCCCCACATATGTAAAGAACCGTCTTCATGGTTTCCTCACTAGATCGACCAGCCTCTGGAGCCTCGGGTCGTACGGGAAGGCTTCGAGGTATTGGATGGGGCTCCCCTTGCTGAGCGATTTCCACTGAAGGTTTGAATCAAGCAGTCGTCTGATTTCTTCCTCGCTACCGTGTTCAAAGATTCTGCCGTACGGCCCCAATGACTCGAGGAAGATGCCGTAGCCGCCTAGTCTGGCCCGTTCATCCGAGATGGTCCAGACTCGCTTTCTCTTGGGATGTCTCATAACTGTCTCAAAAACCGTACACCAATCGTTAACCATTTTGTCAGAATCGTAAAGCCTGGCGATTTCGTGCCTCATGGAATCGATGAAGTCAGAGTACTGTTCCCGTTCACGGTAGAAGCGTTCAATGCTCCTGACGTATTCGGTTTCGTCACGGCACACGAAATCAGACAGCATCCTGAACAGGATGTACTCCTCTGCCGGGTTCTTCATCACGATCGGGATCACACCAGCCGCAATGGCTTCGCCCAGGACCTGCTCACAGGTCCCGAAATGATCAGGGTTCAGGGGATAACCGAAGATATCGATGATGGCGAGATAGGGTTTGATGTCCTCGATGACCCCGACGAAAAAGAACTTCGAGTCGAGCCCCCTGGCCTCAACCTCTTGCTTCATTCTCTCGGCATCGCACCCGCCGCCAATCATGATGAACTTGACATCCGGGATCCTGATCCGGCTGCACATGTCGATGAAGTTGGGGTGGAGCTTCGAGTAGTCAAGGGTCCCGACAAACCCGATGTTGAACCCATCGTGTGGGACCGGCTTGATCGACATGTATTCATTGATGTCGCCGGTGGTCCAGATGTAGTTTGTCTTGTTCATCAGCCTCTTGGGCAATGCCTTGATCTCCGGGGTCTTGAAACTGATGGGGGAGGCAAACAGGAAGGCATCAGAAAAATCGACCAGCTTCTCGGAAAACACGTAGGGCGCACTGAGCCCTGACACATGAGACCAGATGCACATCCGGCAATCCGGGATATCGGCCTTGACGAACCACTCGAACAGATAGGGATGATTCCAGAAGTGAACCACCACGACATCCGACTTGACCACTCTCTCTGCGACTTCAAGATACCGGGTCCTCATGTTCTCTTTCACGATGGACGGATCGAAGTGGTTGTAGTAGTTGTAGCTCAGGCACAGGACTTCATGATCATTCTGATGATCTGATTTGATCCAGTTGAACAGCACAGAACCGATGCCTCCGCCCATATGTACTGTCAAGTGAGTGATCTTGAGCCTAGATTTCAATGATTTTCCCCTTGTGGTTCAGTGACCTCAGCCGATCTCGGATGGTCCTGATGTGTGCCGTGGCCGTGATGATGACGGAATCTTTCGAATTCCTCAGGACCTTGCTGCTCTGGATCTTCTTGCCGTCATGCGTAAAGTATAGCTGCTTGCTGACAGTATCGTCAACAAGGCCCAGGACATTGCACTCCCTCAGGCTCGTGTTCTCCCACATGTAGAAAAACTCTCTCGAGATCCCGTACACATACACGGGAGTCTGCCGTACGGCAAGATCCCGGATGAGCCAACGCCTCAGATCGAGGGCTTTGTAGCAGAACCCAACGTAGGCCTTGGTTCTGTCGACCAGGCCGGTGTGCAGTTCGACCGACCCGAGCAACGGATTCTTTTTCTGGAAGACTGCCGTCAGGGCCGGGAGGGTCGTGCTTTCGCTCGTCATGTTCGAAAACGTGGTCCTGGCATCCAGGAGCCTGAACCCATGTTTGATCGCCATGGCCGACAGGTGTGGCAGGTCAAAATGCTGGACATGCTCCCTCATGAGAAACCAGTAGAAATCGAAGATGTGGTCATCATAGAGGGAAGCGTTCGGCACACTCAGGCAAAGATACCCGTCAGGTTTGATGACACGAGCGGCCTCGGCAAATGCCAGAGCAGGATCCACCAGGTGCTCATACACCTGATCCGCCACGACGAAATCAAACACGTTGTCGCTGTACTTGATATCTTCGGCCACCCCGACCTGAATGCTCAGTAACGAATTCTTGCCTGCAATCTGGACATAATGAGGACATGGCTCTATCCCGTGGAGCTTCCAGAATCCATTCAGGCTGAGAAATTCAAGGAACCCCCCGGTCGCACACCCGACATCCAGGATCCTGTCGTCCTTACCGAGGTACTGTTTGATGAATCCGAAGAGATTCTCGTACCTGGTGCAAGAATTTCGGTTCATGCTGCCGGGAAGATCTCCCGTCTTGTTGGGGGAATACACATTGTTGAGGGAATACTCATCCTCGTAGTACCGGGCCAGGCCAGCGACCTGATCAGGAGCCAGCAGGTTGAAAACGTGACCACACCTGGCGCACCCCACCACCATGGCGGGATCATAAAGACTCGAGCCATCCAGGTTACCGCACTTGAGCCTCAACAGGATCTCGTGGACATCATTCAGGCAGACAGGACATCTCATAGTTTCCTCAACAGTTCTTCCGCAAGGTTGTCGATGTTGACCGGCTCACCGGCCTCCAGTTGATTGCAGTTCCTACATGATGGAATCATTGAACGCTTCTTCGTCAGGTGTAGTGCCCTCAGGGTCTTGAGACCGTCACCATTCCAGATTTCCTTCAGGCTATTCTCCTCGACGTTGCCAACCAAGAGCCTCCTGTTCCAATCCAGGAAGCATGCGCTCACCTGCCCGTCGAAGTTGACACAGAACGAGTAGAAAATGTAGGGACAGACCTCAACCCTGGTGAGCGGCTGACCATACACGCCGACCTCACGATTTCGCTCGACACCCTTCATGTCGAAGTCATGCCAGCAGTCCATGATGTGCTCAATTGCAATCCCATCGCTGATGGGGCTAAAGGTGTCGATGAATCTCTTCTGGTCGTCCTGACTGATGGCATCTCCGTTGATCTTGATGAACACGACACAATCGCCACGATTGTGGTAGAGGTCGGCAATGTTGTTGACGAATTTCTCGAAATCGATCCTGTACAGACTGAACCTCTCGTACTGGTCAGCATTCATGCCCATGACCGAGATGTTGATCCTATCAATCCCGGCTTCGATGATCTGCCGGTTGAGCCTCGGGTTCAGGATGGTCCCGTTTGTGGTAGTATCGATGTCTTCCGCTACACCTTCTTGCTTGGCAAGCTTGACCATCTCGGCAAACCACGGGTTCAGAAGGGGCTCGCCAAACGCATAAAGACGGAGGGTCTTGATGGGTTTGTCGAACTCCTTGATATCCGACACGACCTTCTTGAAGAGCCCGAACCGCATGACCCCTTTGTTTGGCATGCGCTCTTCCTCGGCATGAAAACAATACCGGCAGCTAAGGTTACAGGAGGAAGCCGGATCCACATTGATCACGAACGGAGTGCTCAACGGCAGGGCCGGGCCCAACGGTACTCGTTTCTCTCTTATCCGTTTCATACGTACCTCGGCAGTTCCCAATGGGGTTTCAAAAACCTTTCCTTTCTCGTGAACCTTCCGGGCTGAAGGTAGTTGGCAAACACAAACCAGTTCGGCAGAAAGGCAATCATGCCGTCAAAGTTTTGTCTCAACATCTCGGCAAAATGCCCATCGCTACAAGAGCTATTGATTCCGAACCTGACGAGCCTGAGGATCTCTCCGGTCACGAAGTACTGACCAAGCCCGATGTGTCCTGCTCTGATGTCTCTCTGGTCCTTGATGATGAGAGGAGTTGCAGGATGTGGCATTGATCCATCTCTCGGGACCGAATCCCCACGATAAGATGAACACATAACGATTTTGGCCGTCTGCCTCCTCAGCATATCGAAAAATCCTGGCTCATATACGGTTTCGTCGCATGCAAACCCGTAGTAATCGTTTTCGTAGATCTCTTGGGTCTCGATGAAATCGTTGAATTTCCTCAAGCACTGTTCCCCCGGCTTCAACTCCTTGACCCTGACGGAATGGACCCAATCTTCTTCGAACAGTATGTCTTCCTTGGGGGCCACAATCGGGTAATACTCGATCTTCTCTGGCCTGAAGTAATGAAGCAGAGTCTTGGCAAAATGGACCCTGTAGAACGGACAAAGAACATGAATCCTCATCTTGACTCTCCATCCTGACCGTATACGTAACCGAACTTCTCGATCACGTACTTTTCCCTGGAGGCAACAGCATCGACCATCCATTTTTGGTAGTACTCGGTGTAGTGCCGCCTGTTGTTGTATTCTGATCTATTGAAATGGGGGATCTCTTTGGGTTCGGGTAACCCAATGAAACGATACATCCTCTTGATGTCTTGCTCGATATTCTCGAACCTGCCGATAAAATCCACTGCCATCGTGCCTTCACGGTGGAGAAGGAACTCGTGGTGATGCATTCCCTCGTAGCCACCGCTCGCCACATAGTCGCCAAAGGTCTCGTAGATAGGCCTGTCGGCTTGACGATGCAGCTTGTTGGCATACATGAAGAGCGCAACATATCGATCCCACGGATTCCTGACGAAACAGATCTTTCTGAACCAGTTCCACTTGCACAGGCCCATGATATCGGAATGGCCTCTGAGCCTGTCTGGGGTAATGTGATTATTTTCTTCAAAGTTGTGCCACCCTTCATGGATCGGCTCCAACATCCTCTGGATCGTAGAAGATCCGGTATGAGGGACGGCAAGAAAAATGAAACTATGCTTTTCAGACACAATCATATCAATCACCAAACCTGTAGTTATGGACGCTGAGTAATTTCTGTTCCCGCTCTGCCACAACATCAATCATCCACTGTTCCGTGTAGTACTCTTGATATGGCTTGCGGTCAGGATGGTTTATCCTGTTGTCATGCCTTACTCTCGGGGGTCTCGGGATTCCAAGCTTATCAAACAGATGCATGACATCAGTATCGAATCTCTCGAACCTCCCGACAAAATCCACACACATGGTGTCGTTGGGCCAAAACAAAAACTCAGACAAATGCATCGCCTCATAACCACCCGTGTGAAGAAAAGTCTCGAAACTGCCGAAGGCCGTCTGGCCCCACGCTCTAACCCGATGCCGGTTAAGGTACAGGTAGCACGAAACATATCGGTCCCACGGGTTCCTAATGAAGCAGACCTTCATGTACTGATCCCATCTGTCAATCCCGACATACGGTTTCTTCACGATCTCGCCAGGGACCATGTGTGCGCTATACATGTTTTGTGGGGCACGGAACCCAAACCTCTCGAGATGTCGCTTGAGCGATTCAGAGCCCGTCTTCGGAGGCGTTATCAGGATGAATCCGTATCGATCAGAGATCACCATCTCAGATTCTCCTGTTGTAGATGTTGGCATGATACACGTAGGTATCGGGGATCATGTAGTGGGTGAGCCCGAGGGCCCTCCTGATCCTGAAGCACCACTCAGAGTCAACTCCATAGTGGGTGGCCTTGAATCCAAGCGGCACAACCTCGACAAGCTTACGCCACGTCAAGCAGCAACCAAACGTGTTGTAACAACATTCGACAGGCTTGGTCGGGATCCTTGGGCTCCCAAAGGGCTCGTGGAGATGGTCATGATACTTGTTCTTCCAGTTCTCCATCTTTTTCCCGGCCCAATAGATCGTTTTCCTATCCCTGCCATGGTACATGATGGGCGTGACGGAGGCGACTGCCGGTCGATTATCTTTGAGGGCCTGGACCAAAATGTTGAGCCAGTTGCCTTGACCCTCCGGGATTTCGATGTCATCGTTCATCCAGCAGATGAACTGGCCTGTTGACTCCGGGAAGACCTTCATCACGTTCTTGACCTGGCCCCTTTCCTTGTGTAGAAAGAGCCTGATCTTTCCCGCATCAGCCATGGCTCGAAGATAGGCCAGGAGAGGCGGGACCCCACTGGCATCATCCGTCACGATGATTTCGAAATCAGGATAGGTGGTGTACGCCAGGACTGACTCAATGCAGGCCCTGGCGAATCCCAATTGCTTGTAGGTCGGGATAATGATGCTGACCCTATCGGCTACACCAGAATCAAGACTCGGAACCCTTACTTCCATGTGTCACCTCCCTCTTACCGTGGGACTTACTGTACTTCGATTCCTTCCGAAGTATTACCCTGATGCCCGTGTCTTCCTCGATCTTGGAACGCATCGAGTCGACAAACGAGGTGCTCTTACTGCCAAAGAGGTTGAGCATGATCTCCTTGCAACCGAGTTCGCTCAGCCTCTTGTAATGCTCAATATCGACGTTATCGATATTGTCATTGAATCCGAAGATGTACCCTTTCTCGTTGAGGAGTTGCCCAAGTCTGAGGGACCGTTGCTTGTCGAAACAGAAGGCCTCGTCTCCAAAGAAAAAGCCACGGACCCCGTAGGCCGTGTGGATCGAGTTGATCTCGTTCATGATCCTGGTGGTCGTGAAGACCTTGTGCCCCTGGCACATCCAGGTGGGCCGGTATGGGCTTCCCCGGCTCCCCAGGACCATCGTGGCCTTCTTACCGTCCAGTTTACGGTAATAGCCATTCATGTCAACCAAGTTTCTCGAGGGGAGAGGTAAGGTATTGATATCCTTGACTTCTGCCTTGTAGACCTTTGGCCGGTCCTGTTTCTTGGGGTTGAGGTAATCGTAGAGGAAGTTGTTGATAGCGATCTCGGGTTCGCCCCGGATGACCACGTCGAAGAGATCATCGTTGACGAACCGGGTCACGTTCTTCGAAGGGCCCGAACCGCAGGCCACAATGATGGCCGTGTCGTTCACGGCACGGCAGGTGGTGGCGATCCTTTTGGAATCACCATGCTTGTCGTTGTCGACGTACAGGACGTAGGCAACACAGTATCCGAAGCACCACTGGCTCTTGTCGAGCCCATTCAGGTCGTTGATCCTGACGCTGAATCCCTGGCCCTCCAGGATGGGGGCCAGCTGAAGCAAAAACAGAGGCGGGTCGAGCCGCCGGTGGTAAACCTGGCTGAATGGCAAATTGATCAGTTCTACTTTCATGACGTACCTCGCTACACGTATACGATGACTTGTCCTTTCTGCCTTCTCGTACTCCTGCCAAGAATCTTGGCCGTTTCTTTCGTACCAGAAACCATACTGATGTTCACAACGTCTCCGATGTGAAAATTCACTTCGGGCCTCAAGTTGATTGCGTTCTTCTTGATGGCCCCGCTCCTGAGCCTAAGGTCATAGGTCCCGTCGACATTGACCGAGAAGATCGTGGCATCCTGCACGTTGTCGATCGCAACCCTCTTGGAGGTATTCTTTATGAAGCCAATGAGATTCTTTCTCGCCATCATGAACCCTCCTGGTGCTGTTCGACCGTCACCCTGGACCAAATTCCGTCCTTGCTGATCGTGATGGAATGCCCTGTCACGATGTGGATGCCAACAATATTCAGCTTGCTCTCATAGACCGAGATCTTCCTGCCGATCGTCACGTTGTTCTTGAACGGGACGGCCAGGACCCTCGAGTGGATCTTGTACCAGTTGTCATTGATGAAGTTCGTCCCCCTGACCCTGGCAAGGTACTCACTCGGGATGAGATCGTCCTGGATCTCTGATGCCTCTTTGTCTCCCTCGCCCCTGATACACAATACATCAATCATTGGTCGTTACCCCTCTTCTGGGTGAGTAAGTGGTGAAGGCGGCGGGATCCTTCTTGGACGGTCCTTCATGGGCTTGTAGTTACGACCGCACTTCGTACATCGAAACACATCACCAGGTTGCCCACAGCAAGCCTTCTTTTTTACAAGCTCGCCTTGGCAAGCAGAGCACTTTAAATCCTTTACTCTTTCTTCCACATCTGGACTCAACATGATGTTGGAAACTTCACTTGGCTGATTGCTAAACTGTTGAAGCAATCCACTTCTTATTTGCGTTAGCCACCTGACAAGGGCTGCTTTATCAGAAAGATCCAGCCTTCCGATGTCTTCTTTTGATTTGTGCCTTATGGCTATGTTCGATAAATAGCCATCATCAATGGTGAAGTCGATTCCAAGCATGCTGTCTTCAATGGTCTCCACTACTTTGTTCGTTTGTTCTTCCATTGTCCTACCTCCTTATGTTGGCGGTTGATAAACCATTAAACAGATGTTTCGTTGAAGAACATTGGGATTTGCAAAACCAACGGTCCATTCGTAAAGATGTTCCCCTACAGGCTGAACCTTAGTTACCTCATCCTGTACGACCGTTTCAAAACCGGAATAAGCCCTGACCTTGCCACCGTAAGTGCTGATTGTGAAGCCGCTATTGTTTATGTCAGATATCAAAACGCCTGTTCTATCTGGGTAATCAAGCGGAGCAGCAAGACCACTTACCAATGGAAGATTTTCGCCTAAAAGGCTGGTGCTTCTAAAGTGATCCATGCTAGATCCATATACCCACGAAATTACATATGACTCCAGACTCCCTTTTAGCATGTTTTGCAATATCTTCCAATCACCACTGTCTTCGTCTTCTCCGTCTGGTATCCCAGGAAAATTGTATGTAAATCCAACCAAAACATTATCCTGAGAGTCAATATCTGTGTCAGTGCATTCACACCCTGGGGGGTCTTCTAAATCTTCTACCACTGTTCTGACGTATCTATAGATCCACTTGCCGTCTCCAATCATTTTTTGGGGTATAAATTGATACCGATAACTCCGCCCACGAGTACAACCATCTGGGGCAGAACCAGGCCAAAGGTACGTATACCATGAATCAGCAGGGTCAGTAGAAATTGTACTGCTAGGCGAACCAATATCAGATAACCCGTTCCATGCTGGATCTGCTGCGACCTCATCTATGTCTTTTTCCCAAACACCAAAATCACGAGTCAACTGAAATACGCAAGCAAGGATATCTTTATGCTGTGTATCGACGATGCATGAAGGCGTACCACAACCGTCTGGACAGCACACTGCTTCTCCGCAATCAACCCCTACGTAAATTCCGTATGTGGTATCTGTATTGGCATAATAACGAGCACCAGCTAAAATACATTTTGGCATTTCGGTTTCATTGGCCGTTGCATAAGTCCCGACAGGCAGGGGTTCTGTCTCACAGTTCTCACAGTCCACATTTTGGCTGCATGTTGTTTCCCCAGGGGATTGGGCGCAGACTTCCTGAAGACAACAGCAACCAGAATAACCTTCCGGTCCATAACAACCAAATAAAGGAGACCAACCACAACCCGCATTGGTACAATAATCATCTTTTGTCCAGCAACAGTCTGCCTCCGTACAGTCGCATGGGCAATAATGACCTTCAGTATAAAAACCAGCAACCTTCTGAGTACAGGTGCATTCACAGTTATATGATTTAGAACCATAACAAGCATAGGCGATCCCACAATCACCATCAAGCGAACCGTCCTCTGCCTCTAGTGGTTTTGACTGTCCGGTACAACCATAATTCTGAAAGGTTTCCCAATAAGGGTAATCATCGTAAAGCTTATACAACCCGTAGAAGTAAACCTCATGAGTCATGGAATAGTTATCATCAGGGTCAATGATCACATCAATAAAGCAATACCGACCAAGCAAATAATATCCTGCCAAATCTCCCAGGTAGGCTGGCATCAATTCAAGGCAAATGACACACCTGTATGGATACCCATCGGCATATTGGATTGAAACAGTACCGGCAAAGCCATTAAAATGGCTCACGATGCCGTACTCATAATATTTATCTCTGACAGCATCCCAACAGTTAAACCACCTGTTTGTATCGTTCCACTTGAAATTTATGTAATTGCTATCAAACCAGGCAACTGCATAGACGATATTGCAACGCTCAGCACCATCATAGTGACCGACAACTCTTTGTGGCACATTGTTCTCATTACACTCAACCACGACGACATCATTCGGAGCAAAAGCTTCAGAACCGTTGATGGCTTCATCTCCACCAGGACAGTGATACTTGAACGGGACAGTATATTCAAGTTCAGGAGAATCGTCATCGGGCTTATACAATACCTTGATCTGCCCCGCTGCTGGAAATGGATTTGACGTATGTACCTTGGCAGTACCGTAGAGGACCTTGCATTGATTGTGTAGTGGATCGTACTTTGCCATTTTACCTCCCCTCCACTTCTTCATACGGAACAATCAAGTAATCTCCATCATTTCCACCGTCATCCACCTGGGCCACGTCACCGTCATCAATGGTGCAACCATATCCGCCCCCTGTACACGGGAATTGAGTATTGATCTTGACCAACATGACGGGATCACCGACTTCCCAAGGATAGTAGTCAACAGAGAAATAATTCTTGGTTACCAGACCGTATCCGAATTCTCCGCTGCTCCTGATGTAATGGTCTACTGCATACTTCGGGGGATTGGTGGAGATGATGGATGAGATCTTTCCACTCGACAAACCCGTGGTCTGATACACGATGTACCCGAGAGGGACTTCGACTTCTCGCCCACCGCACTTCTGGTCGTCGAACCAGCCACTCACACGGTAGAGTTGACCCGGAACCATCAGTTGGGTTTCATAAATGAGTTCAGAACCTGGCTCATGGGCCTCATCCTCACCACCGATCCCGCAGTCACGGCAACCCTCATTGTTTCTTGGATCGCCATCAGGGTAGATCGGTAAGTTAGGATCAGTCCCGGAACGCAAATGATCATACTTCAGAACCCAGTTTATGTCCCACCAGCCCATTCGTCTAAGTGCAATCTTGTAAAGCACACATCTATCAGGATTGCGCCACTCAAACGTGATGCCGCAGCTACCATTGTCATACCACCGAAGGTTTGAGGCCTCGTATCCACAACCACACGTCTCAGCAAGAGGGCACATTTTCACATCAACAAAAAGACCTTCATGGCATTCATGACCATTTTGGCACATGAAGACCGTGACGTACACCTGATCGTCATGCTTAGATGTCGATATGGACCTGTTCCTTGATTCATATTCGACAGAATCATCGATCAATGGTTTTGGGCACATGCCTACCGTATATAGAGCCATTTTCAATTACCCCGAAACAACAAAATAATCATTACCAAGCAAATCAGCCTGCGTCGGTGAATAATTCGGATGCGTTGCCCTAACCGTATGGGTGCCACCAGCCATGAGGCCAAGATACAGTTTGCCTTGACTATTGGTCAGTCCTCGATAGACTCCATCGACCCAAACGGAAGCACCAACAATCAATTCACCTGTGTTATAGTTCTTGAACGTAAGGGTGACGTAGTTATCCTCACTCTCAGCACAATTTTCTCGGAACTCAATCGTGAGACTTGCGCTCGTATCTTCGCATGGAGGTTTTCCAAGCGCATAGACAACCACATCGGCTTCCTCTGGGCTGCTTATCTTCCATCGGTCATACCTGGTCGTGTAGTTGAGCCTGATGACTCCGTAGCCATCATGTTTTGATCTGTCTGCCGTGAGGGAATTGGTCCCCTTGACCTTGTGAACTGTCCCGAGAGACTTGCCAACCCATTCGTAGTTGAGGATTGAGTTGATTGGTTTCGATGCCGACCCGATCCAACTCGAGAAAATGACGTATTCATCCTCGATGGTCTCGCCTACACCGGCAGAATCCCTCCTTGGGGTCCCGAGAGTCGACTTGCTGGTATAATCAACATTCCCGTAGATGCGGTAGTAAGCATCCTCACCTATCGAAAAGCACGACTTTCCGGCATTGTACTCATCATCGAGTTCCATCACCAATACGCAGATGCTCATCAATTCAGCATCGCAGTATTCCGATACCGTTACCTCGAGAGATGCTTTTTCACGATCAGCCATCAGACAACGTCCTCCTCGGCAAACAAGACGGCCCCTCCAATCTCAAGGATCAGGCACGTGTAGAGATTGTAGGTGGTGGTGTAGGTCACGTCAAGAACCCCGAAGCTTTCGACCTCCGAAATGATGTTCCTGTATCCAACCTCCCACGTGATTGCCCCAAGATCATCTCCATGCCATACTGCACTCAATAGATTGGTGATGGGATACTCTACGGTCCCACGACCCTCTGAGAAAAAGATGGTCTCACTGATTTCCTCGGTGTATTCACCGACGTGCCAAAAGGTCCCGATGGTCGTGTCGAACGTGTACATCAGGTTCAAGGGCTCGGTGTAGACCCGAAGGCTGAATTCCTGACCTGCCGCAACACACTGGCCGTTCTCGAGTTCCAGGATGATGTCTTTATCTGCAGTATTGATGCCTTCGTCGAACCCGACGACCCGGACCTTGTTATAACCAGGGGGCTCGATGTATTCTTCGTCAAGCTGGACGATCTCGTCAACATCCGTGAACTCGACCAAGGGAGAATCAGCAGAAAAATCAGTGCTGTATTCTTTGTAATCGATGATGAGGTTCCCATCACGACCACTCCTGACCCGGCCACCCGGAACCGCTGCCAGACGATTGATAATCCTGATGGGCGTTTCGTTATCAACGCTGAAATTGTTCGAGTACACAGTGAAATCGTCGATCAGGAACTGAGCCGTTATGCCGGTCCCGGACAGGAGATCATTTATGATGTCGGAAGCATTAACCGCAACCGTCGGGGCCTGCCAAAAGTTGTTGCTGTCCTCGGTATCGCTGATGGGAGCAGCATAAGGCAGATCAAGGAGAGCCGCCTTCGACCGGCCCCACACGTTGAATGTCTTGCCCGTGTTCTTGATCGAGGTGGTCCGTTTCTCAAGCAGGAAGCCGTAGTCGACCGAATTGATCGTGACGACAATCCTTTCGGTGCCCCAATTGGTCTGCGGATTACAAAGAGTGTGGTACAGGCTCCAAGAATCGGCATTGAAGCTGATCGTGACCTCGTTGACGTACGTGTCTTCCTGCATGTTGATGTCGACCGTCTCGATGTAGTCGCTCACCGAGACCCCGTCGATCTTGATGCTACAGGTATACTCGATTTCATTCTCGTAAGACATGCTACACCTCGTTCAGTCTTGCAAATTCACCATAATGCTCAATAGCAGTTTCATTGTATTTGATAGCTGCTTCGATTTTATTTCTAAATCTACCAAGTACCACCTGTTGTTTATTCAACGAGATGTATGCGATCCATTTTTGCTGTTCTTTATCCCAACACACGCCTTTAAATCCTGATTGATTTGAACTCATAATACCAATATTCATCGAGTTCTGTGTTTTGGTACAGGATCTAAGATTAGACTTACGATTGTCCAGTTTGTTTAGATTTATATGATCAGTATCCATCTCCCTGGGAGTGTCGTTCACGAACCTATGCAAAAGGCCAAATCTGGAATGTACATATCCGTTATTCAGTAATCCCCATTTTACATCCTTCACCTTGGTGTGATCTTCTATATCTATGATGGCTTCACCCTTTTTATTACCTTGATTATCTCGCAGAACAATCCTACAAATGTCACCATCAAAAATAAATTCGTTAGGATCGAATTTTGTCTTTTTTACCCCACCACAATACATATCTTGTTGATAATGCTTGTGGCAAAGACCTCTGGCATGAACCTGTCTATCACAGCCATCTATAATACATACCATCATCACGAGACTCCTTAGATGTTCTCGTAAGCGTACACCACAACCTTGCCTGCCTCAGGCACGTTCAACACGTATCCCACGTATCTGGCCTTGTACGAGATCCTGATGACACCGTACGTGACCTCGCAGGAACTCCCACCCTCCGGGCTACCGGAACAACTCGGGCAATTAAGATAGCTTCTGCCGACTGCCCATTCGACGGCCCCGATCGAACAAGGGGCATTCCCAAGCCATTCTCTGCTCGTGATGCTGTCGATCGGGTAACTCGTGGAGCCCTCACCGTCACTGATCGTGACTTCTTCGGTGTGCTCGGTCAATCCACCTGATCCGGTCGCATACAACGTGCCGTTCGTGGTCTCTGCGGTGAAGCTGAGGCCCTGAGGCGTGAGATAGAACCTGAGATAGATGTCTTCGTTGGGCTCGAAGCAGGTTCGCCCTCCATTCAAGACATCGTCAAGCTCGATCTTTATCTGTTTGTCTTCGGCCAACGTGATACAGGATTCCTGTACCGTTACCGTCAGACTCCCTGTTGCTCTTGAAGTAGCCATGGCTGACTCCTATGAAAAGATGATCTTGTAGAAGCGAGGCTTCCCAAGCAGTGTGTTCCTCAGGATGGTATCCGCCTCTACCGGGTCGTACTCGAGCAGATTGAACTTGATGGTCGTCACGTCTTCAATCTGTGTCAACAACCCATGCCGCAAAATGAAATCCTGTGTCACTGGACCTCGGATCGGAATGATCAGTACATGATCACTCTCGAGCTTGATCTTGTACCTGATGCCCCAATCGTTGTAGACCTGGTTATCGATCTTGTTGATCAAGGCCGTGATCTGACTGATCAGGTCCCGCAGGCCATACTTGATGGTCCATTCCTGCTGGACCCCACTCATCCCGTACCTCAGTACATAATCTTGCCATACCTTGCTTTCAATATTCCAGAGCAAGGTCTTGACAGAGTCGATGTACCCCATGATGGGCAACGGCAGGATCGTGTCGGTCTGGACCAGGATGCCCCACTTTAGGAGCCAGTCTTCACTGAACGGACTCGTCAGAGGCCACCTCAAGACCCAATCGTTGCTCAACAGGAGTTTCCACCTGAGGAGCCAATCCTTATCGAACCGGGTCGTCAAGGGCCATTTCAGGATCCAGTCACGTTCCTGTGTGGTCAAGAACCCGTACTTGATGATCGTGTCCTTGCTCAGGATCAGCTTCCAGGGGAAGGTCCAGTCTTTCTCGGCGTGTGCCGAGAACAAGATGTTCCTTATGATGAGGTCACGATCGGCCTGGGTAAGCAGGTGCCAATCAAGGCCTGTATCTGTGGAAACAAGGATCTTCCACGGGATGGTCCAGTCTTTTTCAAACTGTTGCAGAATCTTCCAGTTCAATTCCCACGTGACATCCGCCGGACTCTCAAGATTCCAATCAAGGATCCAGTCGGT